GTGCGCAATCCTTGAAGCTGTCGTATTTTCTTGAACGCGGCTTCCGTGTTCATCTGTACGAGTTCGTCGATACGCTTTTCCAACAAGATATTCAGGTCATTGATGTTATGGATTGATAGAACCAAATGTTTCATATTCCTGCCCCGTTGATAAACAGTTCGACCACCTTGTACGATTTCTGTTTTGGAATATCCGGGCGCTTGTGTGTCTTCAAGTGCGCAACTCCCGCTTGTGTGGCTGTGTAGACGCGTTCAATATTCTGAATGCCTAGCTCTACGATCGCGATGAATCCACGCTTTTGCAAATCCGTTTCGAATGAACTTGCCCGGAATGTCTGCGGTTCACGCGCAACCCTTTCGAGAAAAACGTAATTTCCAAAGCTTAACGGTGACGTCTTCATCGTTGACGCTTGTTCATCCGCCGCACTGCCTCTACTGCGGGATGCTTGACATTCTTGACCGGGTCCACCTTTACGGGCTTGATCACTGCCTTCAGCACCTTGATCATCCGTTCCTGTTCGCATGCGCGCCCATATGCCGAACCATACAAAAAATCTGAATCGTGTTCGTAGAAGGTGGCTTCACACAAGTTCTCACGATTAAGCTTTTTCAGGTCCTTGATGATCGCTTCTATCTTTTTTCGCATCACTTCCCACACCTGACGTAATCGATCATGTCGCTAATTGCGAGCACAATAAACGCGCCACCCCAACCGTACCAGTGCCAAGAACCGATTGCTTTACCTGCTGCTGCACCCGCCAGTATGCCGCGCACCAGATAGAAGAGTCCCCAAAAAATGCGGGCACGCCCGATTTGCTGGTTAATGAAAAAGTTGCTCATCGGATCGTGTTCCATCATTCACCTGATTCATCTTTATCGGTTTTTTCGTGGTGCGCGCTTGCCGTCGTGACAGTGCCGTTCTTGCAATAGACGGCGGTCTGATAGAACCCTTCAATCTTGAACGCATAGACCTTGCACCCGTTGATCGGTTCATTCAGACCCGCATGCGCGACGCCTAACGGACGCATTTCAATCGTGCTGTTTCCGGTTGTGGTGTTAACCTGCGTGTCCGGTGTGCCGCCATCCTCGCACGAGATCATCAACAATGCCAAAAAAGTAATTCCAATAATTTTTTTCAATCTGTTACCGCCTCAAAATAGAAGTCTGTGCTAAGCCCGATGTCCGGTCCGCCGACGCGCTTTTGATTTGCCCGGTATTCTGCACGTGTGGCGACACGCATGATCGAGAACACAAACCCACCAAGTTCGAACCGTGTGCCCACAGGTTGCGCGGTCGGTGCTGCAAAAATAAACGGCGGTCCATCACGTTGCATGCAGGCAATTACAATGTTTTCCGGCATGTGGTCTGTCGGATGCGCGTCTAACAATTCATTCACCATCCTTGACCTCGACGAATGCGTCGTCAAGCCCGTAACGGCTTCCGTCTTCCGCCACATATGCCTTGAACGCGCTATTTGGATTTCTTACTTCGTCGACGATTTGCCAAAAAGGACCATCGTCCCCGTGCTTGTACCAGATAAGCGCGCCGCGTTTGATGTCATCGGCGACAGCAGGACGCAGGCGCAACGGTAGCGGTGCTTTCCGTGCTTCTTCAAGCATCTTGCATTCAAATGCGTATGCTTGCGCGGTTTGCCGCTTCGCCAATCGGTATTTCTCGATCAGCGACATCGATTCCTGTGCGAACAACATAGCGGCGGTTTGCTTGTCTGAATCGTTCATCGGACCTCCGGTTTGGCACGAATCGCCCAACAATTGCGTTCCGGAATGAAATCAACGCTGACGATGTCAAGTAAACGTTGTTCGCCGTCATCGTCAGGAAATACCATGATGTCGCCCTTTAAGTTTCCGAGCATTTGATACAGGTCGTTTACTGTCATGTTTCACCTTCTTGTCGAGTTTCTTTAAAAGTGCCTGATACTGGGCATCACGATTTGCAATTGCGTATTTAATCGCAATCGACTGCGAATCCACTTTTGCTTTTGGCACTGTGACCTTGTTCTCGTACATCCATCGCAAGAATGCATAAATCTGTGCGGCGTGTGCCATGTCGCCGTACGTCATTTCGATCTTCTTCATAACTGCTTTTCGACCTCAATGACAAGCCGCACGGTCACGCGTGCAGACCTCGCGATGTAGAACGAGTCATGCATTTGATCTTGCAGGTTATCGACTGCGGAACGAACTGCAATCCAACAATCGATGTTGTCTTCGTGGGCTTCCGGTTTCAAGACCGTTGCACGCGCTTCCTGTACGATGTCGGCGTCGTAGTTCATTGTTTGACCTCGCGACGTAATTCAATTTCGATGTCTTCAGCATCGTTGCTAAGCGTGCAGTTAGGCAACCGCACTGCAATACGGCACAACGTGAACAGAATTGCCCAAATGCCGCGAAGCACGAGACGTTTGTACTGTTTGTCGGTCATTCGAACGTTCTCCCTTCAAGCCGCGCGATCTTGGCGGACATCTCGTCGACTTCCCGCCGCCAATGCTTCAACGCGTCCGCCTGTGCGGTTAATTGTGCCCGCTGTCGCGCGCATTCGTTCTCTAGGCGTTCGTTAATTGTGACAAAGGCTTCAGGTTCGGGCTTTCCGTGAATACGCGATTTCGCGGCATAAAGCGCCGTTACAAAAGCACTGACTTCTTCACTGTCGAGTCGAAACGTGTCCATCATAACAAGACGACCACCCGATAGTTGAAAGTGAATCATGCCGATACGGGCAGTAATCTCTAATCTGCGTTGACCTTCGACAAGATCATTGAACTCACTAATTTTTGTTATATCCATTACCGACCTAGCCTTATCGAATAGATGATGGCGGCACGATGTTGCCGCCGTTCTTCTTCGGTCCCGTGTCCGAAACTGTCGGTATAATCGATCAAAATTTCGTGATACCGAACACGTTCTTCGATCGTGCAACGCTCCCAACACCATTGACACATCGGAAAGCACCCGGCATGCAATTCAATGTCCGGATGTGCATCCGTACCGGGCACGACCACACCGTTTTCATCGAACACCCGCAACGATGCTGTACAGGTACCGCCGACTTCCGCGACGCAATAGTTCGTGGTGTGCGTGTCTTCGCTGATTCGATGAAAGTGCGCCCACGGAATGCCGCACCGCGTACACCATCCTGAATGCGGAAAATGCGTTCGCAGGCAGTCTCCAAGTTCTTGCCGTTCAAACAGTACCGGGTCTTTGGTTTTGTCTGCTTTTTCTGGTATCGGGTACGCCATCGTTGTCGATCCTCGCTTCTTATACGATACGGGTATGAGAAAAGTGCTCTGTCTGTTGCCACTCATTGCAATGTCTGCACTGTGTGCTGATCACGCGTCCGTAAGCTTAAAGCCACGGATGCATACGCAAATCCAAACATCGGTTTTCAACTTCACGTTCACGACTGCGGTTCCGCTGTGGCCTTCACACGTTACCCACAGCGATACGCAAGACGACATCCGCCCGGTTGCCGTGATGCCTTCGCTTTACATCACTCCGCGCCTGTTGTGGGCGCAAGATAGTCACGGTCCGAGTCTGCCGCCTGATCCGTGGGTCGGGTGCTGTCCACCCGGCTTTTGCTCTGTATGCCCGGACCCGTGCACAGGAACGCTATCAGATCCATGTGCGCAAGCGAAGAAGGGCGATGTCATCAAGCCAAAAGCCCCACAAATCCCGAAGAAGTCCTAATCCGACAGGGGCGAAAGCCCCTGCTTCGGTTCCTCAAAATAACTACCCCAACATCGTTGACCGTTGCGCAAAACTGCCTGATACTTATTTCCGGTTATATCGGTAAAGATTCGCCCGGATTCCCACACCGGGCGTTCACCATAAAAGTAACTGAATGGCACGCCGACACGATTGCAAACCTGTCGTCTTTGCTCGCGGAACAGTTGTCGTAACGTTTCCCGTGTTTCCATAAAGTTTATGCCTTTGGTGCTGTTGCACGTTCACCGTATAGGTACGCCCGTGTCGCTTCGATCGCCTGTGCACGTTCGCGCTGCACAAGCTTCGTGACCGTGTCCTTCATCTTTCGCATTGTTGGGCTATCTTCATAATCCGCAACACCTTCAACCGCCCGGTGTTCGGCCATGATTTCGTAAATCGCGCGCATCTTGTCTTTCCGTGTTGCCATTCCTTTACCCTTTCGGTTGCGGTGCCCACAACCCTACTTGACCGAGTACATCCCAACGTGACGCAAATGCGTACTTTTCTTCGACCTTCTTGCCAGTTGCCCGGATGTTGCCGAAAACATCGATGATGACCGCGAACACAATGTCAGCATTCCGTGCTTTCTTGAAACGCAAAATACTTCCATCAGGCAAACCCTGCGGGCTTGTATCCGCAGGGTCGATGATGAAAACCTGAATACCGATCAAGCGACCTCCTTGCGTTCAGTCGTTTCGGCGAACAACCACTTTGCCCACCAATCGCACGGGTAGCACTTCGCGTACCAATCACCAGCATGTTCGCCTGTCTTCGACTTATAGGCACCTGCACGCTTGCCGCACGTCGGGCACACTGGCAACTGTGCACCAAGAATCCAAAACTTGCGGATCAGGTTCTTCATGTTGGCGCGCCAGTTCTTCGTACGCGTAACCCAACGTTGATCTTTCGACCCGAGCGGCGTACCCTTATCGTCCGCCGCAAGCATGACGCGAATCGAGTCTTCACCCGCGCCCGCCGCAACACCCGAAACACCGATCGATGACCGAACGCGAATCACAACGCCCTCTTTGACGTCAACGGCGTAAACATGCTCGCCTTGAACGAATCCAACATACCGCCAAAGCGGTGCACCCGTCTTATCCGTCGGTAACGCTTCTTCAAACTGCTTAATTGTGAATGTCTCGGTCATCGGTTTGCTCTCCTGAAACTATAATATTATACGTGATCGCCGATGTCTAGCAAAATCCAACATTTATTTTTTGAAAGCAACCGCGTTGTGAATGGCGGAAGCTTCAAGATATGCACCGTGCTTTACGGTAATGCGACCGATCACGGCGTCAAGCTTTGCGACCTTCAGCTTCAACATGGTGGCCATTGCCTTTGCAGCGTCTTCGCGATTGATGCCCGCGATCTCCATCAAGGTTTCGATGAAGTTTTCTTCCGCGTTCACAATCCGCTGTGCCACCTGTTTAGTTCCGGTCATTACTTTGCCGCCTGACGAAGTGCTTTTGCAGCGAAGTAGCAAAGCTTCGCGTCTTCGGAATCTTCGTTTCCGTTGTCGCAAAGATCAACCGCGTGATCTGAAAGGATGTTCGCTAATCTCGTCATCTGTTCCGCCGTCAAGCTGATCGTTGCCGTTTTCATGTCGTTTGCTCTCCTAAAACTATAATATTATACTGCTGTCGGATTGTCTAGTGAAATCCAACAATTATTTTTTCAAGGTCACAAGAACAATAACCTACCTGTGCCTACACACCAAAACGAAAGTGTGTAGGACGAATGGCCGTGAAAACGTTGTTGCGGATCGAGAACGCGGAGTAACCTTGTTGCCCCATATACGGACCTGATTCGATCATCCCGGATTCGTAGACCGTGACAAGTGCGTCACCCTTGCGGAATGCAACACCTAACTTTGTTTTGACGTCGCGCGTTATGGTCACCATGCGCGGATTGCTAAATCCAAAAAGCTGAACTGTGTTCGCGATTTGTGCTGCCGTCTGTGCGGTTCTCATGGTTTGCTCTCCTGAAACTATAATATTATACTGCTGCCGGATTGTCTAGCAAAATCCAACATTTATTTTCAGAGTGCCGACGTGATCGCCGAAACAACTGCGGGTAGTAAACCAAGCCCGTGAAGGATCGCAGCAATCACGCCGACAGGGATCAACAGTGTCACCAAGGTCGTCATGTTAGAAGATCCTCCGTTTCGCCGCTTTGATCAACAGGCGTCGAATTCTGCGTTCGAAGCCCGAACGCGTCAGCATCTTGTAAAGTCGTGTCATTTTTTCTCCTCGCGGTCTGCCCGCCTGAATGAAGAGTATTTTAAATCCAACACGAAGTCCAATAAATTAAGTACTGATTTTGGATAACAAAAGGTAGGGGTACTGCGGCTTCGGGGAATTCTCTCATGTCCGGGAACATGAGTGTTGACCCGTACTGTTGCAACCTTTACCAGCAGAACCGAAGTTCATTCACCGCAGTACCGTAGGTTAGCTTACAACGGGTCGGACGCGGAAAACTACCAGGAAGGGGGTGAAAGTGCCGTGGCAGGCTTAGAAACGCGAAGAAAACAGGTTTTTACGGGGCTTTGGCTTGCAGTCTTCGCAATCACAGGGAATTGCGCCCTTGATTGCGGCAATCATTTCCATGTAGGACGTCGCAATAATGCTGTGTGTGGTGCCTAGCGCGTCGCTTCCATCCTTCCAACCACGACGTAAAGCAACGTCATAGGCTTCGCCTGAATCGGTCGCGTATCCGCCACCGTGAATAACTTCAACGACCTTATGGCGGTTGTTGTCGCAGAACTGGCGAAGCCTAACGGGTATCTGTCCTTCGTACCGAATTGTCTGCATGACCTTGATCACGATCACTTAATTCGCCTTTCACGTCGCCACCGCTTTAGCGCCCGCTGATTTGCGTTCCGGCATAGCGATGTTGCCGGAACCGTGCAGGTACATTGCCGCAAATACCGGATGATCTGCCGACGACTTGTCGATGTGTGCATGTTCCGCAAATCGGAACGCGGATTCCAAGTACATGCACGTTCCTTTGCGACGTTACGCTTCATTCGATTTCAAATCCTTTGTGTGCTTACCTGCACGCCAACCTTGTTCCCACGCTGCCCGGTCACGTTCTCGTGACGTTGGTGCATCACATGGCTTGCCTGCAAGCGCGGCTTCATATCCCGCGTCAACAAGTTCCCGTTGCGTCATTTTGCCACCTTTACCGCAAAGCTGTTCACCAGCTTGCCAAGTTCCCGGTACAGGCGCTTCGACTCGCGAAGCCTGTCAGGATAACATTCTGAAACGTTGTGCAACGACGCTTGAAGCGATAAGCACAGGCGTTCCGCCCGGTGCTTGGCTTCGTGGTCGACGACTAATTTGGCAGTCATTCGACCGCCAACCCTTTGACCGCGTCCGTGATCGTGAACGCCTGACGGATGACCGCAGGGAACTGCGGGAACTGCGGGTCGACCTTTTCGGCGTCCTGCACGAACCACATCGAAAACTCGGGTCCTCGGTGCGACTCATGCCGGATCAACTGATAACGGCTGAACGGTCCGAACACCGAACCGTGTTCTAACTTCGTCTGCTTCGTTGCTGCGGTTAAGGTTTGCATGAATCTATAATTCCATAACGCGTGTTGGATTTCATCGGGTGTGTACCTTATACCCGTACTATTCCAACACGCGGAATGTTTGCGGGAACTATTCGGTGATAGTGCTCATTTTCCGCTGACAGGGGTTCGGCTTCTTATGGAAGTCGATAGCACTCTGCTTATGGTCTGGTGGCAGTGGCAACTTTTCAAAGCCTTTGACGAAAGAAAGCTTGTTTCCCGTGACACTATCGCGCCGCCACTGATCCGACTTGAGTTTGTACGGGTAATTCGAACTGCAACCGATGCACCCGTAGTTAACGGCGTTTTCCCAATAGTAGTTCATGATGTGGCACTGATAACAGGCCATGTCGGTCGAGCACCCGGTACACCCGCCAGAATCTTGCGAATGCGCAACCTGTATCGGCTTGACACCGTGCGCGCCGCCGAAACTGGTAATCGCGACAATCGCCAGCACCATAAACAAGATGATCCCTATTCTTCTACTGTTCATTATTCGACCCTCCAAGGTCAAACTATTTTACGCTGTGTCGCTCTTTAAGCTGACTTGCGCGGTTACAGATTCGATTCGTTGTCCGGGTCGATCTTCGTCAACATGCACCGTCAGCGTAACGGTATGAATTTCGGCGTCCGGATGTTGCGCAAGCGCCGCTTTACTGATTGCGTCTTTGATCAGTTCTTCACTGAAGTTCAGCGTGATCGGAATCTTCACAGCGGTTGTTCCTCCATATCTATCAGGTCGTTCAATGTACCGATGTCGACGCGCATTTCCGCCTGTTGTTCATCTGGCGATTCAACCATGTTCCACCTGTGAAGTTCGAACGTCTTGCCCTTCAAATCGGGTGCAGGTGTCGCCAGTAGCTTTTTGGTGTGTGCCACGATCGCGCACAGCACACAACCGGGTCCTGTGCAGACGACGAAGTTCTTCACAGCGGTTGTTCCTCCGTGCGGAGTTCGTTTCCGTCTGCGTCCGTCATTACCAGCTTCTTCAACTGGCTGACTTCAACGAGACGTTCAAGACGGTAGATGGCAACGACGCGCCCGGTCTTTGCAGGTACCTGCAATAAAGTCCATTCATGAACGTGGATCGGCGTACTGAATTCGTGGATCGTGTTTGATTCGACAAGTCCTTCATTGTCTTCGTCGTCCGCATAAGACTGCACACCAATAATCAGCTTGTCCGGGTACTTGTCGTTAAATTGCGAGTTTCGATCACCCGGTTCGACTGATGCTTTCTTTGATGGCGGCACGGGTGCGCGCTTCTTCGATATCTGCTTTTGCATTTTATCCCTCGTGTTTTCCAACCGTGATCGCAACACCGCGAAGCTTCACTGTCACGGATTTGTTTGTATCGTTGAACCGAGTCGCGATCTTGCCGCGTAATTCCTCGGTCAAGTTGTCCCAAATGGTTTGAACTTCAGATTCGAATGGCTTCGAAAAATCAAACGTGACTTCCGTCTTGTCCGCCGCGATCGTCGTCGAACCTGTCGCAGGTGGTGGCGTGACAATCGGCGTCGGTGGCGGTTCCGTGATGATCGGCTTCGTCTTCGGTGGTATCGGATTCAATCCCGGTGTCAATGATTGACTGCCACGGTACCCCATTGCACCTGCACGCGCATTTATGCCGTGAATCGGATGATCAGCAAACCGCCCACACGTACAGTATCCGGGTGTAGCAGTTGGAATATAAACGTGCGGTTCGTTTTGCGGCTTGCCTGTCGGCTTGATGTTTTTCTTCCGTGCAGGTGGCGTGCCATACGCAGCACTGCCGACAGGTTTGTTCTTCGCGTCATACCCTTTCGAATTATGAACGCCGACAGCTTCAACGACCGTACTTTCAACGTTCGCGGCGTCGCGGACTGCTGATGCAATCTTTTGCAATTCGAAAAGTGCGTCGGCAAGCGGATCTTTTGCGTCCGTCCAATGTCCTTTGCGGATTTCACAAGTTGCACGCGTCAACGACGCATATACTTCCTGAATGCGTGCAATCGCGTCCGGGCGCGTGATGATGTTCATTAGCGGACCTCGCGCGCTTCAATTGCCGTGACGTCAGCACCACGAATGCCGAAGTAATCGGCGTCCGTTTCGATCATGTCTTTAAGCTGGTGTGCAACGATTCCGGGCGTGATTCCCGCGTCGGCGGAAAACTGAATCGTTAGCTTGATCTCTACTGTTTTCATTTCGCTCTCCGTATTCTACCGGAACCGTTTTTGTTCCTGAATGTATAATATTATAAGACCGTGACAAAATCCATGCAAAAGTGAAATTTATTTTTAGAGGATTGGGGGGTTAAGGTGTGCGCGCGGGAAGACGAGTCGTTTCGTCAAGTTCCCGCGCATTCCCTTCTCTGCGCAAGAGATCTTAAGCGGCTTTCACAGGCAGTTTTGCCCGGAACGCGCCGTCTGATTCACGGCTTTCAAATTCGATACCGCCGCGTGTTTCAAGCTGTGCAATCGCAAACCGGACTTGACCGAACCCGACACCAGCTTTTTCCGCCAGTTCTTCAAGCGCTTCACGGGTCATGTACTTCCCGGTCTTGAACGCCATCGCGATCGTATGCTTCGCGGAACCTTCCCGGAACACGTCAAATCCAACCTTTGCAACCTTCGGCGCTTTCGGCGTCTTCGGCGCTTTCTTGACCTTTGCGGCTTTTTCCGTCTTTGCCGTCTTTGCCGTCTTTGCCGCTACTGCCGCTTTTGCCGCCGTTTTCTTAGGCTTTGCCGCTACTGCCGCTTTTGCCGTCTTTGCCGCTTTCTTAGCAGGTGCAGGCTTCGCGGTCGATTTCTTTGCCGCCGCTTTCGCGTTCTTGACGGGCTTAGCGGCTTTCTTCGCGGTCGCGGGTGCTGTCGGCACAGGCTTTGCCTTCGCGGTCTTCTTGCCCTTCGTTTTGCCTGCGGGCACAGGTGCAGGCGTCGACACGGGTTCCGATGCGGCGTCCGTGGGTTCAAACTCCGGGTCTTCGACAGTTTCGACGATGTCCGTTTCCGGCGTTTCGGTTTCGGTGATTTCCTCGATCGTGTTGAGGTCTTCTTCGGTTGCTGTGGCGGTTGCTCCTGACATTTCGTTATCCTTCGCCTGTTTCAGGCATTTATTCGAACAGTATTCCTTGCCGCTCGCACGGTCTGCCCATTTGATTGTGATCGGCTTTCGGCATGACTTGAGATCGCAACGGGCGCGCGTGACGCCTGCGTTTCCGTAATCTGCTGCTGGTGTCTGCACCGTCTGTTTCTTTCCTTTTTGCCCTTTCTGAATTGCCGCAAACGCGATATCGACGCATGTTCGCGAGCAATATTTTTCGTTACGTCCCTGGATGCCAAACGGCAACATCGGGTTAATCGTGTTTTCGCACCCATCTAGCGCGCACTCTGACATAAAGTACTCTCCTATAATATTATTCAGTTTCGTGAATGTCCAACAAAATATTGGACTAAATGCGGGAAGTTTGAGTCTTCCCGCACAGTTAACCAGTTCCCTAGGCAATTCGGACTTCTTTTTTATCGTTGCGAAACTCGATCGTGCGTCCGGTGTGCGCGGTCAATTGCTTGAAAGCAACACCGATTTGCCCGGTAGTGATGCCCATTGAATCGCAAATTGCGACTAGATCCGCCATCGGAACCCACGCGCCCGACGCGATCGTTGCGGCAACTGCGGCTTTTGCCGTACCTTGCCGGAACCGTCCGAAAGGATCAATCGCGGCAAGATGCGCGGTCGCGTTTCCGGTGCCCGTTACGGACGTTACAGGCGCTTGTACGGGCACTTGAACGGGCGCGGGCACCACAGGCACCTGTTGAACGGGCGCGGGCACCACAGGTGCAACAGACACGGGTGCAAGCTTAACGGATGCGATTTGATTTGCAATGCGATTCAAGATCGTAGTCATTGCATTCATGAACCTGTCGCCGTCGACGTTGCCTTTTTCGTCAGCAACCGACGCCTGTGCAAAAGTCATCGCTTCAAGAACCAGCGTCTTCAACGCACCGTCCGCCATCATCTTTTCGAGTTCCGGAACCGGAATGCCCATCAGCTTTAAAGACGGATTGATCATCAAGCGCGTCGACATTTGCGTCGGCGCAATCGTCACGATCCCCTGCAACAGTCCGCCGAGTTCTTCCAGAAACGCGGCAAGCTTCGCATACTTGCGCGGTGTCTTCGCGGCAAGCGCTTCGTCTAATTTCGGCAGACCTTTCGACGGCCAAACCTTCGATTCGAACAGGCGAATCGCGGTCATGTAACTAGTCCACCGTTCGTTGATCGTGATGCCTTGATCACCGAGTGCTAGCGACTTCGTCGCGCGTTCATGCGCCTTTTTGCGGTTGTCGTCAAGCGCGTCATTGTAGAGCAACGCAGGCGCATTCTGTGAGAACCAGCTAAGCGCCATCGTTAATCCAGCTTCGGGACTCACCGGAAGCCATTCGTACGCGGCTTCAAGATCCGCGATCTTTACTTTCGGGGTTTTGATCGGCACTACTGCGGGCGGCTTCGTGTTCATTTGTTTGTTTCGCTCTCCAGTTATAATATTATACGTTTCCGCCCGCGTTGTCCAATGTTTTCGCGGAAATTTTTGGATTATTTTTACAGGTACTCCGAGTCTTCGTCTTCTTCGTCCGGGTCTTCGTCTTCTTCTTCTTCGTCAAAGTCGAGTTCAACGCCACCGTCATCGTATCCGGCGTAGTCGTCTTTGTGGTCGCTAGGCGTTTCGCGGGTTTCCATCCACGCGGCAACCGCTGCAAAACGGCTTGCTTTCAAATGCGCATCGGCAGTAACGACGTTGCCGCGTGCAACGATCTCACCTGCACCGTCCTTGATGATCGCGCGTCCGGACTGTCCGTCCTTTGCAACCTGATAACTCAAAACGAAACCGTCACCGAGTTCTTCGCTGTTCGGAAAATTCATTGTTCGCTCTCCTAATGGGTCCGGGCTTTAGACGTACCCTGCCGCATTACATAGGGCGGTTGCCCGCCCGATGCTATCTGCAACTACGCCGTCGGTGCTGCGATCATGAGACGTCCTGCGGCGGCAAGGAACTTTTCTTTGAACGCTTCGATCGTGTTGACCGCGACCGCGACGCCGCCTAATTCCTCGCACGCGGTCTTGAGGTACGTGTTCATGTACGCTTCGTCGCCGATGTGAATGTAGTCCATCGTGACGCCCGATGCCTTTAATGCAGGCATCCACTCGGGAAGATAGGCAGTACCGGAATCACCACCATCACTGACGATGATGAACTGGTGAACGCCGATCGATGATGGCGACTTCTTCGCGGCTTTCATGGCACCACGGATACCCGCGAGAATATCAGTACCCGATGCACGCGGACCATCACAATTCAGTTCGTCAAGCGCCTGTTCGGCATCCGCTTGTGTACCGCTATCGAACTTGATGTCTGCACCGTCGCCGAATTCCACAACCGCGACATTCGAATTCGGATACTTCTTGAAGCGCTTCGCCAGTTCGGACTTACCCATACGACGCACGAGTTCGATACGCGACATGCAGGTTTCTTCGGCGTTCTCGTCGGTCGCGTAGATGTTCGTCCCCATCGACCCGGAAACGTCGATGACGTAAACCAGCTTCGCGAATTCGGCGTACTGATCAGCAAGCTTGCCGACTTTCGGGTTCGTGGTCGTCGCGACCTCGGTGTTCTGCTTCACTAACTCGGTGCCCTTCAGATTCAGGTTAAACATTTTCGCTCTCCTCTTTCGTGTATCCGCGATTGCGGTACTTCTTTATAATATTATACTGCTTTCGCGGTTGTCCAGCAAAATCCAAGAATTTTTTCAGTACCGGGAAATAAAACCAGATTCGACGTACGAATCAAGCAATGCTTCTTGCCATCCCGCGTCTTCATAGTAGCGTTCTGCCGCGCGTTCCGCCTGTATTTCCGATAGCATTTCCTGGTAGTGATAGAAATCTTCGGAGGTCATGAGACCATCGAACGTGCCCGCGTCCGTTGCGGCTTCGTCGTTCTCTTCTTCGGTAACGACATCACTATCAAAATCGAAGTCTGCCGCGCACAGCGAACAGGCGATTGCGGGCAATCCGTCGGCGTCAACCACAGCAACCACCTTACCACCAGCTTCGCCACACGATTCACACGTGGGCAATTCTTCCCAACATGCACCGCAATAGCGTTTACCCGTGCAATCCTCGCGCAATGCATAATCCGATTCGCGCCCGCATTCATGGCACTGATCAGCAGCATCATAGGCGGCTTCACAAGCCGAAACCGCGTACAGGTCGGAAACTTCGTTGCAGTGTTTGTGGTTTGTCATGTTCGCTCTCACTTCTTTATAATATTATACGATTCCGCAGAAGTCCAACACTTTTTGAAGAAAAAATAAATCCAAAAAAGTTGCGGGAAAGTGTGGACTTCGGAGGATCGTTATAATATTATGAAGTGGTGATGAACAACACTTACTTAGCGGCGGCAAACGAAGTTGAAAACGGCAACGTAATCGTTGATTCGGCGGAATGCTGGAACGTGACCGGAGTCGCCTACAACAGCAAGCACGTTACCTTGACGCTGGTAAACGCTCGCGGAGAGAAGCGTACACGCACCGTTCGAAAGTCCGAATCTATCCGGGTCTGCCGCTAGATTAGATGCTGTCGGCAATACTCCGCAAGTAGAAGGGCTTCGGCGCGACCGTCGTCCTTCTTGCGGGATAACGGCGCAGCGGGAAACAGGCGCGACGCTATTTGAATCGACTTGCCCTTATCGGACGCAGTCTGAATACCCATAAGGCGTTTCCACTTTGCGGGTTCGACCCGGTAACTAGGCAGTCGTAATGCTGCGATTATGCCGCACCACAGACCGAACCCGTTACCCATTGAGAACATCGACACGACGCCTTGACCGGGCATCGCGTGCACGTTCTCGATTGTGACCGCAACAATCCTATTGTGAAGTTCATTCGTACGGACTGCATTAAACCCGACACCGTTTTGGAGATTTTCAAAAATCTGAACCATCGCAGGTTCAAGGTAAATCCGCTTCATCTTCTTGCCGGATTTCACTTGTGATGTCGGCGGGTCAAACACACTAATAAACCTCCCTGTGTCTGCTTCAATTGCCGCAAGCGCGCCGTCTAGTCCGGGATCGATACCGATGATTAAATCCATTAGTCTTTCACCGCAAGCCACCCTGCAAAATTGAGATGTCGCCAAAAGCAATCGACCTGTCGGAAACCCGCGCCCTTTAATAGGTCTTCGTTCCATGCCGCCGTAACAGGTACTAGAACACCTTCAAGCGCAAGCCGCTTCCGGTCAATCTGTTCCTGCGTGTAACCGTTCGCGCGCTTTTCGTCGTAATAACAGTCAACGAATGCGGCGTCAATTTCGTGCGTTGCACCGAGGACCTTTTCCACCATGATGAATGCGCCACCCGGTAACGTAGATTTGAAAATGTGGCGCAAAAGCTTTTGTCGGTGTTCGATCGGCGTGAACTGAATGGTCAAAATCGCAAGCGTCAATGAAAATTTACCGACAGGAAACCTATCGCGAATATCCATATTCGCAATTTGAACAACGCCCGCCTTGATCATACCGTCAAAGCGTTCACGCGCCGCCGCTAGCATCGGTTCTGATACGTCAACACCGATGAACCTATTTGCAGCACCAAACGTATCGACGAACCGAACCAGCGCTTCACCACGACTACACCCGAGGTCAAGAACGTGACTACATGCCAGTGTGTCGACATGCGGACGTCCGACTTGGAAACAAAGTTCCCGCATACGGTCGTAATCAGGCACAGACCGCTTAAGCATGTCATCGAAGGCGTCTGTTACCGCGCCGTCAAACTGCCACTTCGCGCCCGGAACAACTTCGTCTTTCATAAGTTCCTCAAAATACCGACAACTGTTTCGGCAACCATTTTCATCATAGGTGGTGGAACTGCACGCCCTAGACGTTCGCATTTCTGCGCAAACGTTCCGGTTAAAACGAAGTCGTCCGGAAATCCGCAAAGCCGCTTTAGTTCCTGCACTGAGAACTTGCGCGGTTCAAACGGATGCGTCGGTGATGCTGCCTGCAACCCGATTGACGCCGTAACTGTGGGGCATGGATTTTCTATTCGCGGACGAATCAAGCTCATATAAGCTTTAGAGTATTCGCCGAGTTCGACTTCGCGCCACGCTTTCAAAACACTGCCCGCAAGTTTGGTTTCCGGTTCGACGATCAAATCAAACGGCGCGGTAGTCGTTCCGCTAATCCAAGGAATCGCATCTTCGATTGAATAGCGGTACGGAAGCGGTCGCGGGTGTGTCGGCGTCAACTTCAGATCCTTGCGGGTTCCGATGAAGATTAAACGCTTCCGCATTTGCGGAACTCCGAGCCATTGCGCATCAAGAACCTTAACCGCGACATCATACCCGGATTCCCGCAACGCCGAAACAATCATGTTGAAATATCCAACCGCCGCACCATGCGACAACGCAACAACGTTTTCGGCGACAAATGCTTTCGGACGCAGCACTTTCAAAATCCGGATGTACTCGAAAAACAAATCGTCGGTCCGCTGCTTCGTGTCTGAGTACTTCTTGACAACATCCCAGTTCTTTTGCCGATCACCGATCGCTGAAAAAGATGCACACGGCGGACTTCCATCAAGAATCCCGAGTTCGCCCCTTTTCAGATTTGCAGTTTTCAAGATTTCGGACGCGTCGACCTCGCGGATATCACGTCGGTCAAGGAACGTATCGGGAAAATTGGCAATGTATGTGTCGCCTGCGGCTTCGACGAATTCAGACGCATACACGACCTTGCAACCCGCCATTCGATACCCTAGACTCGATCCGCCGCATCCGCTGAACAGTGATGCCACAGACACGCCGTTAAACGGTGATGCTGTGATCTCTTGCATGCTAGGGATTCGGAATGCAGGACGGTCAACCGCCGCGACCGTAATGATACGGCGCAGTTCCGCATTTTTCCCTTTTGCGATGTGGTTTGTACCATTCCATTCGTGCCTGCACTTCGGACACTCGTAATCGTAGTGGACCCGTACGGGTTCAACTGCGAAAAGATTACGCTTCACATGCGGCTTTGTTCGCTTTGTTCCGCGCCACCTGTGCCCGCACTTCGGGCAAACATACGGTGTTTCGATTTCAAGGCTGACGGGTTCAAAGTCTTCGTTGCGTGCCACACGATCACCGAAAACCGTCTGCTGTACCGTCAACTTCGGTTTTCTCATCATAAAAGGTCCCTCACTCCACAACTATACGGGAAATTCCATTTGTCTTCTCAACATTCCAAATATTATCAGGTGCCAAGTTTTTCAGAAATTCGGCGTGATGGCTAATCACGATCACGTGACGGAAGCGTTCGACGATGTCGTTTAAGCCACGTGCAAACTTGCGGGCGCTAACAGGATCAAGCCCGTTTGACGGTTCGTCAAGAACCAGCAGATTGTGCGGAACAAGCACGTCACGAAGTGCAAGCACTGTGATCAATGCCGCAAGCTTCATTTCCCCATCAGATTGGTCTTTTGTGTTTTCGCCGCCGTGTGCGTTCCGAACAATGACGTCATCGCCAATGAATTCAATTGCGATTTCGTCATTAGAAAAAATCCTGCTATAGCGCGCCGCCGCTTGATTTAACGCTGGTTCCGCCAGTGCATTCAGGTACGCGGGCAGTCCATCACGACCGACGGTTTCCGCACAGAAATCAACAAAATCACGTTCCTCGATTTCCGCTTCACGTGCTTTCTTATGGACAACAAGCGCCGCCGTCAATTCTCGGATGCGCGCGTCGCGGTCATTCACCATTACGACAAGACGATCACGTGCTTCGGCGTCACGCTTTGCTTTTTCTGCATCGAAACGTGCGGCAGACAGGTGCAACACTAATTCACCTCGCCGTTTTCGCAATGCTGTCAGACGTTCAACCAGGGAGTTCCGCAATGCTCGCGATTTAACTAACTTGTCTTCAAGAGAATTCCAATCAGCTTCGGTGTTTTCAATCTGTTCCTTGAGCAACGCAATGTTTGCGCGCCTTGCCTTTGGTGTCGGTGGTGCCCCGCAAGTAGGACATGGTTTATCCGCTAACGCCTGCGTATCTTTCAGCGCTGCTTTTTCTCGTTCCGCCCGTTCTTCTATGTCGCACTGCCGCGAATGAAGCTGATCATGCACCCGCCGTTCTTCCGCTGCTGCTTCCGAAACGGCTTCAATTTCAATGTCAATCTTTTTGATGTCGGCTTCGATATTTCCAACATCGTATGTTTTGGTTCGTGCGTCCGCCTGCGTGACCTTCGGAAGCGCTTCAAGTTCAGCACGCAGTGCAGGTAAGCCGCGCGACACTTCCGCAATTGCGGCTTCGGTAGCAACGACATCACCTTCGATTTCGGCAATTGCACGTGAACGTTTCGTCGAGATCTTCCGCAGACGTGCTTGTGCATCAAGAAAGCGTTCTAACCCGCGTAGTCGCCCTAGAAGTTCCTTGCGTTGTTTGTCAGTTCCAAAGATTTCTGTGATTTCGCGTTGTTCCACGTAGACGGCATTTTTCAGCACATCCCATGAAAGATTAGTCAGGTGTTCAATGTGCGCCTGTGTTTCAGACTTCGACGCCATCGTTTCCTCTTTACCATCGACGAACACGCGAACCAATGCAGGACGCCGCGTCCGCTCCACACGAAGCTTGCGCCCGTCCGGTAACAGATAGGTTCCGTTTAAACGCGCGGTCGCATCAGTTCTTTGACGTGCCCAACCATCATCAGTCTGATTTTTGAACGTGCGCCCGAACAACGGCACGAACGGCAAGGTTGCAAGCGAGGTTTTGCCTGCACCATTCGAATGCACGTCGCTATCTTCATCGTCAACCCAATCGTGGTTGATTCCAGAAATCAACGTCATGCCTGAAACTTCAAAGTCAACAACAGCACGTTCGAAGCTTAAGACGTTATCACACTCAAAGCTTTGAAACACAAGCCCCTGAATTCCATAACGACCTAATTGCGGAAGCATCCGTTCTAGGCGTCCGATGACGTCGTCGATTGTTATGCCCTTCGGGAGTGTTGCCGCTTCAAGATACTTGCGTAGAACGTCTTCGTCGGTCGCGTCTAACGTCGGCGCGTTGTTGTGCGTGAACTCCGGAACGACCGTAATAATCGCGCCCGGATACTTTACTTCAGCTTCCTTTTTGGCGGCACGCTGTTCGTTAGCGACATCATTGCCTGCACGGAACGTAATTCGAACCCGGCAACCTGCCCAACTTTTCGGAGGAACAAAACCCGGTTTTGATGGATCGTACCACGAAGGAACACGAGACGGAATCGAAATAATTTTCATCGGTGTGCATTCCCGGCAAGCTTATCGACTTGATTGTTCAGGTATGCACCGACGCCGCGTCGTGGGTCCTGATGTCCTTTGATCTTCTTCGTCCGAACAAACCGTCCGCCTAGTGCTTTCCGAATCTGCCGTTGTAACGTTCGCAGATCTCCGCGTGCGTCTTCGGCAAGGTGTGGCGTGTAGTCAACGACCGTCTGACAGTCTGAAACAATCAACACGCCCGTAGTGTGTGGCCAACGTTCAACCGCGATTTCTACCGCTTTGATTGCCGCGTAGAATTCCGCCCGGATGTTGTCCCACACTTCAACAGGACACTGCCCGTGTTCCACAATGCGCCCGCTTTCGGACCGCAACCAAACCGCCCACGTGCCCTTTTCCTTGAACGAAGCATCCACGTACGCCGTTACCCACATCGTGCACTCACCCCGTTTAAAATGCCAGTTTTTGAGTCGGAAACCGCCCTAGAATCAATCGACAGGTTGTGTACTGGCATTCGGGTCGATCCGTTGCCAATCCTGCATATAGACGTCTTCACAAAGACATGTTGTGTCGTCTGTCAACGGCATTGCCACAGTTCCACAAACACAACGCCAATGTGGTTTGGTCACATCAACATTTCCGGTAATTGCCTTGAGCATTAGAACTCCAACATTAAATGGCGTTTTTGTGTATTACATTCGCCCCAATCGTTCGGATAGGGATCACCGACGAACCAGATGTTCGGTTCAAGCTTTTGTGGCTTGTGAATGTGCCCGCCGACGCAAACGTCATAGGCGCGCGCACCAATGTCGGCAACTGACATGCCGCGACCTTTCGCCGATGCATTCAGTTCGACACCTTCGATCGCGTTATGGAAAGTTAGCACTCGCGGGTGCTTCATCCCTGCGTACGATTTTGCATCCTGCCAAGCTTCACGAAACTGTGTGCGCTGCAATGCTTCATCACGAAAGAACGGCACAAGCCACAACAACACGCCAGTTCCGCCGACATCGAATCCTTGCCATGTCTCGTCAGCGACGTTGAACCCGAGTACCCGCATTAGCGCACAGATCGACGGTACGCCGTCCGGACCTGAAATCATGTCGTGATTGCCGCGTGCAAAGAATGCGCCGTCTGACGCGTGCACAAGCGGCGGCAATTCTTCAAGCAAGAAGTTCGTGACCCGCTGATCAATCGGGTTTGCAGGTCCACGATCGCCGACGATGTCACCAGCATGCACAAGCGCACACGGTGAGTGCTTCGCGAGCAATTCACCAAGCTGATTGACCACAATCTTGCAATTTGCGAGGTTGCGCAAACACAGATGCCAATCCGCCGTAAACAGAAGCTTCAATCTTGTTCCTCGTTTTCCTTCGCTTCTTTCGCACTGATGAACTCGATCGGACCGTCCTTGAAAATCTTGTATCCAAGTTCATGTCCTTCTTCGCCGCCTGCCTTATTTTTCACGATCTTCATAACGCCACGAATTCCAATCGTCTTGCCCTTGTCAACGATGCGGCTTCCTTTCACACGTCGAAGCTTTAGTCGTGTGTGTGCGTAGAATCGCGGTGCATTGCCACCCATTGTCTTATCGGCGTTGAATCCGCCCGGACCTTCACGAAGCTGATTCACGATGATCAATAGACACCGATGCACCTGCGACAATCCGACCCACCTGCGGCATAGGTTTCCAACAAACACAGGAAGATTCATCGATGTCCGCATATTCAAATTTTCAAGCCCCGCTTTCGATTCACCTTCGGGCATCATGCCGCCGATCGAATCAAGAACAAGGATCGATTTGTCATGCAGTTTCATCGCGGCTTCGGTTTCCGCGCAAAGTTCTTCCGCGCTTGCAAGTCGTGGTTCTTTTTCTAGGCGCTTATTGCCCCTTTTGTCGATGTATTCGAACTGCCCGACATACGGAGAAATCAGCGTTAAGCGATCCGGGTCGAGTCCGCGCATTGGTGACTCACTGCCGCCGCAATGCTTGCACTTCATATCAAGCGCAACGGCTGAAGAACCCTTACAAAACGGGCATGGTACGAACCCACGCTTCAACGCCCAACGTGGTTTGAAACTGTTTTCGAGGTCTTCCCAAATAACATGTGCGCCATCACGTTGACCAATCGCCGATACTTCTTCGATGATCGCGGATTTGCCGACGGATTCCCAACCAAAGACCTCAATCATGTTTCCGTACGGCGCACCAAAATCACGATCGCCAAAACAGATGTTCAAATCCGGGTCTTTGAGATCAAGGTAAACGGACGGCTTCGCCTTAAAAGAGACATGCGACAACCCCTTTCGAATCGCTGACATCTTGCTTTCATACGTCGAGACAGTTACCGTCCGTTTCGTTGCCATCGATTAACCCTTAACGCTTCTTTGCAGGTGGCACGGTGCGACGCGGTGCAGGTGCAGGCGTTGAACTGGGACGCCGCGCGGGTGCTGGTGTGCTGCTAGGACGGCGCGCGGGTGGTGCTGCGGGTGCTGTCCTTCGTGGTGCAGGTGCAGGCGTTGCAGGACGGCGCGCGGGTGCAGAACGCCGCACAGGTTCCGGTTCGGGTTCGGGTTCTTGATCATCTGAGTCCGGTTCGGCGTCCGGATCTGCATCCGGTTCACTGTCACCTTCTTCATACTCCCCATCAGGTTCGGGTTCGAACTCTTCCGGTTCGACGTCCGGATCTGCGTCCGGTTCCGGTTCTGCGTCGTCAGCGGGCGGATCATCTTGGTAATCCGCGTCATCGGCGGGTAATTCTTCGGGCGCGTCATCATCGGCGGGTGCTTCATCAGCGGGCGGTTCGTCTTCTTCGTCGCGCCGACGTCGCGGACGATCTTCGTCTTCTTCGCGTCGCCGTTTCGGACGATCTTCGTCATCACGATCACGTCGCCCGCGTCCGCTGTCTTCGTCGTCCGGTTCACCGTAGAACGCTTTTCTCTGTTTTTCTTCGTCGTACTTCGGAACGATTTCGTCCAGGTCTTTCATCGCGATCAGGAGTTGCGGCGGAACGCGCGTCGGTGTCTCGTCGCCTTCGACCTCCGGATAGCGCGTTGCATCCTTGCCCTTGTACCCGGTACCCTCGCGAACGATCGTAATGTTGTAACCCTTTTCCGGCGACAGGTAGTCTTTCTTTTCGCTAATAATCTTCGTGCCGACGCGAACCGACAACGGCAAGCGCCCGCCTGTACTGATGTACCAGGGTTTGAATGGTCCAAACTTCTTAGCGTCCGTGTCGTATCGCGACGCATTCACCACGTAGTTATCTTGTGGGTGCATGCGGTCCGCCATCGCGGGCTTTGTCGATTCGATTTCCGCGATTTTACGACAGAGCCAACATTTACCCGTGCCGTTCATTTCGATACCGCACCGCAAGTTGTAGACCTTATCGGGTCCAACATCTTTGTGCGTTCGGTACTCGCGCATCGGCTTGTGTTTGATGCCTGTGCACTTGCCTGTTTTCGAGTCGATGTCTTTTTTGTCAGGTGCAACACGCATAGTGTTGTCGCCAACTTCCATCTTATGCGTGTTCCCTGCTTTACGTTCGTCTATGCGTTCGCGCGCTTCTTTGCGCCAGTCGTTATCAGCCATTTCAATTTTCCTTTTCGTTTTGGTTGTTTTTCTTCAGTTCAAAATTCAATAGATCGGTTTGGTATCGTAGTTTTTCTTTGAAGTAGAGTCGAATTCCGAGTCTGATTATAATCAATTCGCCTAGCAAAATACCGATGATTTCGAGTCCGGTGTTCATTTAGGTGGAATTTCCCAATCAACTTTCTTTTGGCACTGGCAAATCATACACGTCGAGAACCCGTTAACAGGCCAACCCATTTTCTCAGGTGGGTGAAAGCTTTCGCACCACCATTCCGCTAGTCTTCGTCGGATTCTTGAAAGCGCCGTCTGATCGCGTCGCGGTGTGACCTCAGTTTCCCGGCATTCGCTTCGAAGGCGGCTTGCACTCCCAGTTCGTTGCGCACCAAGTTCGTAGTCATTTCTAAGCAGTCGCGGCGCATCTTCAACAAGTCGACCATCAATGAAACGTACTTGTCCGTGGCTTCCGCTTTTGCTAATCGCCGCTTTGCTGCCACGACCTTCGGGTCGACCGACACCAGCACAGCAAGCGCCTTCTCGGTGATCTTCTCGTCTCGCTGTCGCGCTTCGTCGCGTAGAATCATGTCGCATTCGGCGTCGTTCCTTTCGAGGTCCGCTTTTGCGTCGGCAACCTCCATTAACGTGTCATATCGAAGTTGGATTACGTCGCCGAAGATGACCGAGTTCTTCGCTACTTCCGCGATGATGTTTTCCGGTGCAAAGTCAACAGCGTCGAAAATCTCGCTGATCGTCATCTTCCGCTTGTGTGATTCCGGCGTGTCTTCGATGTACTCGTTTTCTTCCGCTTCCGGTTCCTCAACAGGTTTTTTGTACAGTTTTACGATCGGTTTTGCTTGTTTCGGTGACACTTTCGGCTGCTTTGCTGACAAATACGGCATTTGATTGACTATACAGTTTTTGTTTTAGTTGTTCGTCGGATCTGGTGTTGATATTTTTCCATGAACGGTCGTTACAGTCAAACCGCAATCATCACACGATTCGGTCTTTGTTGCGGTGATCTCGATCTTTGGTCCGCCCGCACTGCCAAACTTAATCGGTGACGGTACGTATCGCATGTTGCTATACGGGCACAGTTCGCCCGCTGCTGCCCAATCATGATCAATGACGCGCTTGTCGACAACTTCAACGAGTTGTTTACACGTCGGGCACACGATCTTTGTTGTCCGTCCGGTCATTTCGCCGCGTACCTTCTTGCGATCGTCCACAATCGCGGATATAGCCATGTCAGCATGTTCGCGTCTTCGAACGGTGCAGGCGATAGCAATTCATCAATCGATTTGACAGCGCGTTCCTGTTCACGTGGATCACGGGCGTTACGCAGGAACCCGCGCAACCAATTTGCAGTAGAACTCCGGATGTACCGCGCGTCTTCCGGGTTTGCCTTATCAAGAATTTTTTCGATCTCTTTCCAACTTCCTGACGTCAGCGCTTTGCACAATGCAAGCCCGTTTATGACACTGCCTTCAATCCCGGCAACCGCTTCGTCAGCAGGCATACCAGCAATAAACTTTTCGAGCACTTGCAGCAAACTTCGCGGGCTTGATAGCCGCGCTTCATGGACTGCTTCAAACAAATCAGTCAACGGACTTGTGAAGCTTGCAACCTTTGCGGCACGCATTAACAGCTTCTCGCGGTCGCTGTGATTGAGTCCACGAAGTTCGTATGTCGTGAAACGCCCGCGCAACGTTGCCAAGATTTTCTGTGGTTCATTTGTGCAAATAATCCAAATCGTTGTCGGTGGTGGTTCCTCCGTCGGTTTGAGTAGTAATGATTGCGCGTCCGGTGTGGCCTTGTGGAACTCGTCAATCAAGAACACGCGCTTCTTGCTGACGATCGGATGAAAGCGCGCCATTTGTTCGATTTTTCCCATCTCTTCAATGCCGCGTGTCGTACCTGCATTGATTTCATGGAAATCGAATTCGCTTCTGTGCGCATAGCATTCCTTGCACGGTTCACCAAATACCGTTGAGTGCACGCACTGGTACGAAACCGCAATGATGCGCGCGAGTGTCGTTTTACCGCATCCGGTCGGACCATAAAACATCCAAGACTGTGGCGGACGCGTTGCGACCTGTTTTTGAATCGAAGCAAGTAACGCGTCTTGACCAATGATCGTAGCGAACCGTTGCGGACGCAACGAAACACTGAGAACTCTAGCCATTCTTTTTCAGTTCCGCCAGTGCCGCTGCACGCTTGTTTAACGGCGACTGTGCAATTTGTTCACGGATTTTTTGGCTAAGTTCCTTGGTAAGGATGCTCATTTGTTCCGGATCAATACCAGATCCTTTTACAGAAATGGCACGCGTAATCTCGTCGCTGATCTTGTCAAGATCTGCCGAAAATTGCGAGGTCTGCATCACCCGCGACAAAATCGCCTTAACAAAAATTCTGGTGATTTCATCCGTCAGGTCGTTCGGTGCACGGCATGGAATCCCGATTTCAGTGATCTGTGCAGGATCGATCGCGACGCTATGCCGACAGCACCACCAACGGGAATATTCGTCAAAGAAAGCGACGTCCCAAAGGTTCAGCGGAAACGGTCGCACCGTTTCGGTAAGCTTCACCCAATAATATCCGCGTGCTAACGGCGTTCCGGTCGCTGCAACGGGTTCGGTTTCGTTCTGATTATCTGGCATTGCTGAATTATACGGGATTGATTACGAAGGTCATGCCGCTGACAAAAGCTTCTTCCATGCTTCGGCTTCCTTGTCGGTGTGGTTCTTCCGCCATTTCGCTAACCACTCGTCAAGCGGTTCTCCTGAATACTCGACACACGTGCCATAACAGAAACCTGCTTCAGCTTCCGCAAGCAGTGGGACCTTTAGTTTCCGCTTGAAATGCCGTTCGGTGTAGTCGACGACACCACGTTCAAGAAGGTGTTTTCCCTGCAAGAATGCTGCTGGTAAATCGCGAACCTTCACTAAGAACACAAGCGCGTCATGCACTTCCATCAAGACATTTTGCAGTAACGCGTATGTCTTCGGCTTCATGTGAAGAAGGGCAAGCGCGATCAACAACAGTTGGTGTGCAGACCCTTGCACAGGCGTATTGATTGCTTGATTGCCCATGAAGGTATCACGCGCATCATCTTCGAAAATCTGTCGACGGAACCCATAAAGCGTATCAACGTATCCGTCGGTCTCGACCTGTTCTTGCATCCGCTTCATGTACCGCGCAACGCCTTTATACCGGGCGAAGTACGCATCAACGCACTTTTCGATGAACTCGCGGGTGATGCCTGTCAGGTCCGCTTTTTCGCCGTCGATTTCGCGAATCTTCTGCACGACGTAGTCGTACATGCCCTTCTTTTGTTTTCCAAAAACAAGCCCGAACTGAATGTTCTTGACGACCTTGCGCGTCGACTTTGATTCCTTGATCTTGATGTGGTCCCAACCTGTCATTGAATGCCCGACCTGACAATGGATATCCTTCAACGGGTTTCCCGGATCTGCCGCCGCTTCTTGGAATTGTTTGATCAACAATGCGTCGCCACTGATCTCGGCTAGCATTCTTAATTCTGCCTGTGAAAAATCGAAAGCTAGGAATGTAGTTAACTCTAAGATCTCCGAGTTCAAGAACGCCTCCACAACCTAGAAAAGTTTCTTTCGTGCCGATGTCACCGACGCGTGTTCGAGGTTCTTGACTGCCAGATTCCAATAAGACTTTTTCAGTTCTACACCAAAGAACTTTCGTTTGGTCTGCAAGGCCACATAACCCTCGGACCCGATCCCCATAAACGGTGATAAAACAAGATCCCCCGGAAGCGTCCACAGTTCTAATGCTCGTTCAATGACTTCTAATTGCAGCGGGCAGATATGCCGTTCATCGTCCTTTTCGCGTGCTGCACGGAACTGAAGTGTTTTTGACGGATTGATATCCATCCACACAGGTGATGCGTACCGTTGCCACACTTCATGAGAAAACTTGTTCTTTTTTGCATCAGCATGTACTGAAGCTTTCGGCGGGTCATCACCAACAAAACGCCGAAACCCATTCGGTGCGTGCGCCACCCGTTTTAAGTTTTCACCCGGTTTTCGAAACGTAATGAGGTAATCGGGTATTCCCTGACGGCACATCGCCGAATCTTTTACGATCTGCTTGTGGAGCAACCCTAATGCCTTCGTTCGTTGCATCGCCACGAGCGGATCTTTCCAGATGACGACCTCTGAATGAAAAATGAAACCGACGTCTTCAAACATCTTAATCAGACGTCCGCGAAAGTCACGAATTCCAATATACCCGTGATACGACTTCGATGTCGGCAGATTCATGCAATGCATCGAAAGAAGACGTCCCGCTTGCAGGGTGCGCAAAAGATGCGGAGCTAGGAATTCGAAGTGCTCGAAAAACTCTTCTTCAGTTTTGCAGTTTCCCATATCACGATTACTGCTCGTGTACGTGTAGAGAGACGCAAATGGTGGACTGAAAATCGTGTACCCGATCGAATTATCCGGAACGGATTTCAGCACTTCAACCGAATCTCCGAGATGCGCGGTGAAGTTGGCGGACTTCTTTACAGCAGTTTCATATGCATCTGCCTGATGCACCGCTTGCGTTAAATTTTTCTGCATTTCATCCTTCATGTTTTCGACTAACCCATTCATCATTTCACGGGACTGTTTTTCCTTACGTTCGATATTGCGGACGACCGACCCTTCAGAACTACTCGTAATCACATACGCGTCTACCGGACGTTTTTGACCAAACCGCCAACACCGACGGACCGCTTGATAAAACTGTTCATAAGAGTCACTAAGCCCGACAAAAGCGATACGGGCACAGTGCTGCCAGTTCATCCCAAATCCTGCAATCGTAGGTTTCGTGATGAGAACTTTTATACGTCGCGCCGTGAAGTCGTTCAAACGCTTTTCCTTCACTGCTTCGGGATCACTTCCTGAAACCTGCACCGATCCTGGAATCGCTTTTTGAAGTGCGTCACCTTCCGCGTTAAGGTTGCACCAAATTATCCAAGGTTCATTCGGTTCTTTGGCCACTAGTTCGGCGCATGCGGCAACACGTGCGCCAACTGTTTGCGCCCGCACTTCCCGACGTTCTTGCAGAGTTTCCGCCGTGACCGTAAAAAGACGGCCTCGTGAGTTGAAATTATCTTCAACTTCAACGGGGACCATGTTCAACTTTGGAAGATCAAACCCTGTATCAGGAAACCCTAAGTCAGACGGTTTACGAAACGCAAGTGCCCACTTCGCCACCCATGACCAATATGGCTTTTTCGCATGACCTTTAAGACGCCATTTAGATGTCTCACCACCGTCATGCGTGAAAAACGTAGCAAGCATTTCAGATCGCGTCAAAATATCAAGAAACTCTGCATGATTTCCAAGTTCCATGTAATCGTTCGGTGCTGGTGTTGCTGTAGCACACAGACGATACGGAATCTGTTTGGCATATTCGATCAACGCAGTTCGTGTTTTCCCATCATAAGATTTTAGAATCGAACTCTCATCGAGAATGATGCCGCCAAACATTTCAGGATGATCAAAGAGATGAAGCTTTTCGTAATTAGTTGCGCTGAACTTGCCGAGTTTTGACGGATGCGGAGCATGAACGATATGAATTCCAAACTTGTTCCCTTCCGCAACCATCTGATCAGCCACAGCTAACGGTGTGTAGACAATAACAGGCTTTTTCGTATGCTGGTAGATCTGACGTCCCCATTCAAGTTCAATGAGTGTCTTTCCAAGTCCGCAATCCCCAAATATTGCGGCGCGCCCGCGTTCTACTGCCCACCGTACAGATGCTTTTTGAAAGTCCATCGTAAGAGGACTGAAATCACCATTAAAAGCAAATCCGACAGGTAATGCATTTTGAGACTTCTTTTCTAAAAACTTTCCGTACTCTTTCATTTAAGGCGCTTTTCCTTTGAACTTATTTACTGCGTTCTTGTTCACGCAACCGCCAGTACTCCGAGGTCTTCAGCGGTTCGACATTGGCGCGTGCCAGTGCATTACCAGGAAACGGAACACAACGAATCGGAACCTTCAACACGCATGTTGCCCCGATGTACTCGACGGTCGTATAGAAATTGGTGCGATCATAGTCATCAATAAATCCAAGCACGTACCCGACAGGAACACGCGCGTCGTTATCGATTTCCGAGCGGAATTCTTCGTTCAGGCGCACGCTTAGCTGATAGGTGCCCACACCACGCGGGAAGGTCTGCACACGCTTTGCAAGCGCCCGTCCGGGGATTGTACGGGCATTTGGTGAGCACCCACCATCGACAAGCTTTTTCCAATGCTTAGGAACCGCGTCATTCAGGAACTTAACGCCGCAAAACTTATTGTTCTTGACAGTGATATCAATCGCGCCGACTTCGTCGCGGAACTCCGACAGCACCTTGACGAACATCCGGTTGTCTTCCGAGAACTGATCAAGAATTTTCTTCACAGGTCCATCAAGAACCCGGTAATACTGCATTTCGGTCGGATCGATCACACAACACCTTCAACTTTATCGATCGCGCGTTTGACGCTATCTAAATCGATCAATCGCGCCATTTCTGCAAAGGAAAGCTGATCCCAATTCTTTTCATATGCATCAAGCACGCGCTTACAGGCTTGCAGCATTTCGAAAGACGCGGCAAACAGATTTGCGTTTGCTTCTTGATTTTCCCGATCACGAAATGCAGTCGAGTACACGTCTGCAATCTTCGTATTTGATGCCACGTACGACACACCTTCACGATGATGTGCAGTAAACGGACCCTTCGTAAACTTCGTATTCTTCACAGAGCTTTTCTCCAATCAACGTCGCTGACTAGCAAGTTCTTCAATAGCGGGTTGCCGTGCAGGTTTTGAAAGTTGATCACACCTTCTTCGACTTCCGCTTTGTCGGAACGTCCGGACCGCAAGCGCCCGGTTGCCGCACCTGTCAACCACCAAACTGTACGGAGTTGCCCGTCATGCAATTCGGCGGACCGCATGAACCCTACCAAATAAGTTGAATCCATCTTTGAAATTTGACGATAATCACGAACCAGCGTACAGGCGTGCTTTCCGGCTTTCGTCCGCGCGGTTGCAATCAATTCGGTCAAGATGTCTTTGCCTGTCGACCGTCCTGCAATCTGCCGCAGATTCAATTTGTCGAACAGCAGTTTCGCGATGTGTTGCGGAGTGTTCGGGTTGAAATTTGGATCACCGCTCATTTGCTGCAAATCGCGCTTCAACTTCTCGACACGCGGGCGCACGACATCCGCGATCTTGGCATGCGATTCGTAATCAAGAATCGGTCCGCGTTTTTCCATTGCACCGAGTGTAAAGGCACAGTGAATGTAGATCTGAAGTAGCGGGTGAACGATGTGATCACGTGATGCGGCTTCGATTCGCTTCGTTAAATCGCAGTCCGCACAGTTGTACGTGATCAGTGTGTCAAGCGGTGCATTCGACAGGTGTGGCATCCACTTCGCCACCATAAGCTTGTAATCGCCAAATTCAACATGAAAGTGCCCGACAAGTGCGTCGAGACCATAGGCGCGCAAGTGCGGATACCACAGGTACGCCGCATACTGTGTGTCGAAATCATAACCACGAATCACACAACCAAAAGATTTGCGCACGACAGGCACGTCGTAAGAACCGTGATGGAAAACTTTCAAAATCGATGCATCTTCGAAAATCTCGCACAACGATTCAACTAGCGGGTCGATACGTTCGGGTGATTGATCTGCTTCCGGATGATTGAGAACGACACACCGGGCTTTACCTTTCCAGGTGCCATTAACGTCGTATGCCCCCATTCCGAACCCGACCATCAAGATAATGCGTTTGCCGTCGATGACGTCGTCTTCAATGTCAACGCTAACACGTTCGCCACGCGCCGCATGCCTCTTGATTTCAGCTTTCAAAAAATCCATCTGTGCAGGCGTTTCAACTGCACGATAGTCTTGCGCTTTCACGTACCCGAATCGTCCGGGGTTATTCAAGATCGCGGCAACCGCACGCATCTTGTCGCGAAACTGTTTGTACAGCCATCCTTTCGAACCTGCACGCAACAGCTTTTGCGGGTGTTCCGTTACGACGACGTACGCACCCCATTCGTCATGCCACACTGCCGACTTCTTGGCACGCGCTAATCGATTCCCTAGAAGTTGCTTCCCGGCAAGCTTCCCGAGAACTAGATGAACGTCGGCACGTCCGCCACCACGTTCAAGCGCTTCCGCATTGTAAATAGAACAGCACTTTAACGCCTTTGCGGGCGGTTCTACTGCATCGGAATAATAGGGGTGGCACCTGACGACGTTCTGAACGTCGCAGTCGCTTCTTTCGATTCCTACCGCGCGTAATGCTTTCCAAAGTATTGCGCCTGCACGTCCGCCTAGTTCCTCGCCTGTTTCGTTTTCAAGCGCGTCCGGACACAAACCCCAAATGAAAACGTGTCGACCTTTTACGGAATCGACGCGGATATTTTTGACGACGCCTTCGGATTTGAGTTTGTCAAGCGGACACGATAGGCACCCTAAAGCCGCGCCTTTTCGTTTTGGATCTGAAACGATGTCGCCGAAAAGGTTGCGCGGCATTTAGACAGGTTCCGCCAGTGCAAGCATATGTCTGTCACTGCCGATTTGTGCAATCAGCACGTTGCACCCGCTACGGTTCGAACAAGCGATTCGCGCGTCGCTATCGAGTCCTGCAATACGTGCAACCCACGGCTTTAACTGCGCAAGTGGCCACGCGAAATTGAAATCGCTGTCGAAGTCGACGGTTAACGAGTTGTGATACTTGCCGCTGACAACATCAAGCGTCAATACCGCCGTCGTCAATGAGTTCGGTGCCTTCAGATTCTCACAGTAGACGATCGGCACATTGCCAGATCCAAAAGCATAATTGTCGAGTTCCGACAACGACGCCAAAAAACTAGACGCTTTGATCGTCGCAAGCGTCTTCGCACCCGCTAACGAAGACAACAGGTCCGCCAATTTCTTCATCGGATATTTCTTGACGGTCTCGTCGGTTAGCGGTTGGTACACGTACCCGTTTTTGTACCGGATACCCGCGCCTGTTTCTTCGCAATGGATTTCATCGGATGCGTGCAACGATGCTGCAAGCGCGCCCGGAATCTTGACGGCTGCAACCGAGCATTTGTAAAGCGTCGCCGAAATAACAAACATGTCTGATGCGAGCGTTCCGTACCCTTTCGAAACCACAACCGCCGACATGTTTTCGGATGCGATCGGCGACGGCGCAAACTTCGCGTGAAACGACAGTTCGGCGCAGAGTTCCGGTGTCATCGAAATCTTTATACTCGTCTTCGCGGGCTTCCAATCCGCGTACCCGCTGATTTCGTCAACCTTCGCGGACACAATCTTCTGTTTTCCGCTTTTCCAAACCAGCGTGCCGTTAACAACATCGACGGTTGCTTCTTTGGCTTTCGTCGACTTCGCGAACGCGGCAAGAACTCGCCTGTCAACGAACCAGACGAAATCAGTCTTCAGATCCGTGACCGGGCAGTCTGAACGCCCGACACAAAGCCCCGTTAGCGCGAGGTCTATACGCCCGCGTGATGCGGACGCCGCGATCCTGACGTATTGACTCGAAAGGATTCCTGTTTGATCGTCGACGCGGTTGATAATTGCAACGGCGTTTCGTAAGTCTTCGATTTTAAGTTTCATCGTGTCCGATAACTATACTGCGACACTCCGCGCGGTCAAGACACCGTTTACATTCCTTCGCGTCTTCGTGGAATCCAAGCACGTATTGATGGTCTTCATAGACGGTTGTTGGCTTTCCGAAACAGCTAACCGAATACGGCGCTTTTTGCATCTTCGCGTAACAGTGAGAACAGATCATTGTACGCGGTCGATAGCGCCCTAAACGGACGTCATTTCGCGAAAACTTTTCGTCACACTTCAGACAATCAAGAATTCGTTCCGTGCCACCTGCGCGGTCTGGTTCTTCTTCTTCACGAAACCGCATAACGCAACACTAGAACAAAGTCTTCGTACGTGACCGACGCATTCACCATTTCGGCAACAAACTCGTTTAGGAACTCGCGGTCACGTTCCACGTATGCGAGGATTGCGGCGGAAGATTTTTGGAGGAATTCAGGTTCTAAAACGGCGGCAATGATTTCGCGGACCGGGTCGGATGTGTGTTCGATAACGCGTTGAATGGCGGCAAGCGCCTCACCGACTCGAATGACTTCGTCGCCTGATGCTAAGTGGCGTTCAACAAGATCGCTTAGATAGATCGTTTCAGAATCACAGCGTACCTTCGCCGTGTGCTTAGCAAGCACACCGACACAAAAGTTATCTGTGACGTGTTGAACCCAAGTCGATTCACGTGCAATCTTCGAATCAAAACGATCAGACATCTTGACGATATGCATTAAAACGTCTGCAACCATATCGTCGACCTCATACCACCCACGCGTTCTCGGTGGCAACATCGACCACCAATGACGGCAACGTGTGACAACGATCCCAACATTACGTGTTGCAATCGAGTCGTCAGTACGACCTTTCCCGATTTTCCGCATTCGCTCTCCTAAAATTCAAACAGCCTGTCTTTCATCATCATCAACGACGGCATATCGCGGTTAGCGCAAAACTTCGCATACTGCGCAACTGCTGCGTCGACGTTCTTGACGCGTTGCTTTCCATCAAGGCGATACTTTCGATACTTGCCGTGCGACCAACACCCGGCAAGACGTTCGTCATCAGGATCGGTCGGAATCAACGCCGCCGAATAACAGGCACGAACTCGTTTCCAAAGATCCTCGATCGTTCCTTCTTTTTGGTACTTCGTCAGTGTCACAAACGCTATCGGATCAAGTTCCCGCACGTCTTCTACTTCCGGATCGATGCCTGCACCAATCAGCTTAATTGCGGCTTTAGGACCCATTCCGCGAATTGGCTTGATATCGTCGGACTTGTCACCACCTAGCGCAAGGTATTCAGGCCAAAAATCAACGGGAACACCGAACTCGTTTTTAACATCAATCGCGCGAATCCGGCGAAACCCGCCTTTTTCTTTTTTAGGCACCAAGACCGCAACGTTCGGGTTTGTCAGGAGTTGATAGAAATCGCGGTCTGTCGAAAAGACAAGTACCGGGCCTTTTGCATTTGCTGCAATGATTCCTATCGTATCGTCTGCCTCAAGTCCGGGCACCATGACCTGTTCATATCCAAGCGTGGTGATTAAATCGGACAACGGCAACAACTGCGGAATGATCTGTTCGTATGCAGGGTTTGGCTTCCGCGTCGCTTTATAGTCAGAGACAACACGGTCGCGCCAGTTCGCAGGCTTCGACGAACCTATAACCGGGATACCGTGATCCCAACAAAATACGAGTCGTCGCGATACATTGCGACGAAGATCATCAACCGTCTTGATGAACCCGTATGTCATGCCTGTCGGCGCGTCATCGTCTGCCGACAAATTGGCATGAGCAAAATGTTGACGGAACACAAGGTTCATAACGTCAACAAGAATAAGCGGATCTTGATCCATTACACCTCCGCGCACAATTGCGCGTTCTTCAAACGTTCTTGTAAATCTTGCCTGTTACGATGTTCGAAATCGTTACCTGACTGACACCGTGCTTTTCAGCTAACGACACCTGCGTTGCGCCGTCCGCGTAGTCCTTGCGAATTGAACGCACCTTTGCAGGCGTCAACGCAGCAAGCGGACTTACCGTTAATTGGGACATAAGAAATCCTTTCCGTACCTATAATATTATACGAAAGGCCAAAAGTCTATAACGATCGAAAGATTTCGCGATATTCATTTTCTGAGGTCATGTGGCGGACCGACTGAAGTTCAAGGTCTACCCGGTCATCGTACGGTACGACAGGCATTTCACGCAGTTCAGTTAACGATGCTTCATCCGCAGGACGCACAATCGGCCATGCAACCCAAACATTCTTTTTGGTTTGCTCCGCAAGCTTTCCGGCAATCTTCCGGGCACCATCGCGCCCGACCGGGTCCGGGTCCGGGTACACGACCACATTTTCACAGGCGCATTCGTTAATCTGTGCAAGTTGCAAGTCCGTGATATCGCGCCCTAGAACGGCTGACGCATTCCACCCGGCTGAATCCATGCGCAACTTTTTGAAGACGCCTTCAACAAGCACAACGGTTTCGGCGTCACGGTCGACACCGTAAAGAAACTTGTCGCCTTTACTGTTTAAGTATTTCGGCTTTTGCCGTCCGGTATAGTCGCGCCCGACAAATGCTTTTAGATCACCGTCGGCGTAAACCGGGAACAGAACCCGGTATGCATACCGACCTTCAAAGCTAACGCCTATTTTCCAACGTGCAATCTGTGCGCGTGTAATGCCCCGTTTCAACAGGTATGCAAGCGCTTTGCGGTCAAATTCATCATCGATGCAGGTTAGCCTGTGGAAGTCGCGCGGTAAATGAACTGCGGGCAGTGGTGGTGCTGCTTCTTCAACGCCTGATAAATCCCCTGCAACGATTCGACGCTGCTTTAGAAATGCAAGGTCTGCGCGCTTCGAACGGAATTCACAAGATCCATGCCAACACTTACCCGCGCCCGTCCGCACGTTGACGTGGAAACGAAATTCATGGTCCCCACAAAACGGGCAGTTCAACGCGATCTCAACGCCGTTGCCACGACGGAAAGGAACTTGAAACCGCGCTAATGTCTCGGTGAACGTCACTTAACAACCGGGAAATTCATCCTGTGTTCGTTCATGTAGCCAATTCCACCACAAATCAAAAATGCGGCAATAATCACTGCGGTCTAGCAGGAGTTCACGCCCACCAAGCATGATGTACGGTGCCCCGATCGATTCATCGGTTTCGACCATTCCATCAATTGCACTGTAGCGGATACAAACTCTACTTTGCCCACCTTTTGGAGTAAACGTAATGGTTTTGAACACGTGACCTCGAATTTGCTCAAATTAAGCCCTAGGATCGATTCCGGGGTATAGACTACCGTCCGGTACCCCGAAAAACGATTCTAGGGCAGTTTCCGCGCCAAAGATCACCGTTTTACAGGTGGTTCGTCCCCGGACTTTGCGGTTTCGGCATACCGCCACGCGAACATCAACGCATTCCACGCAATTGCACCGACATGTCCCCACAGACTTTCAGACCCGAGTTCCCCTGTGATCAACGCGGTTACATGCTCTTGCAGGTGGTTTTTCATTTCAGTCCACCAAGACTCATCGGCAAGAATTGCGGTGCGTTCTTCCGGCGTGCCACGTCGATACCGCTGCAAGATTTCACGGTCGCCTTTTTTGGCAAGTCCAAGTTCTAGGCGGTCTGCAATGCATGCGAGGAACACACGCGGAATCAAATCAAAACGCGGCGCTTTGTGCGAACGGATGCCACCTGTCTTGAATGCATATGCATCGGACATATCGGCAGACGGCGTATACAGCGAAATTTTTTGGTTCAGGGTTTCGGAACCTGTTTTGAATTTCTGCATTATGTCCGCGAGTTGATCTAACGGCAGATCTAACGGCAGTCGCGAACACCTGCAAAATTCAATCCGGGTGTCACAGTTAGCACAAACCGAAACAAGCCCTGCATTGATCTTGCGATTCAAACTTTCCATTAACCGTTCACGCGGTATTTGCGTAATGCGCGACAGTTCGCCGTACCCGACAACGTCAACCGAGTCATTCGGGAGCGTTGCCCCGAAATATGCATACAACGCAAAAACAACTGCGGCGGATTCAGCTTCCGGTGTGCCTACAGGACGCGCGTACACATGATCAACGAGTGCATGCACCATTTTCAGATTGCACCCGTGCGCCTGTGTGAGTTCGATCACTTCTTCAAGCAATCGAAGTGCACGTTCACGCGGTATGCCATAAATGCGCCCGAGTGCATCGTACACCCAAGCAATTGCGAGGTTTTCAAGTTTTTGTAGTCTCTGTTCGTGTTCCATATCGCCTCAAATCTTGCTGTAGACGGGCACGTATTCGAACAGTCCGTCGTTCGTGTCGACCTTTTGAAAATCCTGAAAGAACATCGGCCAATGCTTGATAGCATCCTCCGCGATCAGGCCAAACACAATGCGCATTTCTTCCTCGGCGTGTCGACTCGTGCGTTGTTCAATAATCCAACGCATTGCGCGAAGGTTGAACGACATCACAATTCCGGTTGCGAGTCCTTCGGGCGCAACACGACGAAACGCCGACGTCAGCTTCTTTTTCGTTTCGAAGTCCGGGATATTGTTGATGTCGTAGTAGTCGGCAAGCGCCTGTTGCGCCCACTCGCACGCATCAACAACGTGATCGAATATGTCAATCGGATTCATTAGAACTTGACGTTTAAGTTCTCGATCCCCTCGAAACGGATGTGGAACAAGTTTCCGGTCTGTCGCGTTCGCAATTAGCGGTGGCGTCCAAAACCGGATGTCCGTCAAACGGACGTACCGCAGTGATTCTTGCGATCGTTCCGTTCCGATCGTATTGCGAACGATTTCATGCGTGAACACCCGGCTGACGTCTTCAATCGCATACGTCACCATGCCACCGTTTGCGACAACGCTACCGTGCCGTTGCTTTGCGATGTTCTCGTGATAGTCGGATGAATTCGTGCGGATTTTCTTAACGTTCGGATTGAGACCGGGCGCGTACGATTTGTAGCAACGTCTCGCCAGCAGTTCGACAAGCTGTTCGATGTCCGATCCATTAACGTGGTCAAGACACGCGACGGCTTCGTCGCCGCCTATGTGGTGTAACCATGCTTCGATTCCATCATCGTTTTTGCAGGGTTCCGCCAGAAAGAATATTTTCGGTTCGACTTTAATCACTTGAATTCCCTTTCAAATTTCTGCTGTTCATTCCGAACCCGTAACTGTACAGATTTTGCGATCTTCGGGTCTTTGCGCCCGTCAGCCACGATCTTGACGACACGTTCCCGCGTGATTGAATACGTCGACGCGATTGCCCCGTGTGGTTCCTTCAGAATTTCCGCGCGGTAGAAGATTTCAAAATTACGATTCCAAAACCCAATCTTTCGCGGGGTCACGCTGCAAACCTCTTCGCCGCTTTCGCTGTCGCTTCACGATCGTAGACAAGCACACGTGATCGATCCGGTACGATGTGGCACCCGATATGCTGACTGTCATTGTTTGCTGCTGCAACCCACAGGTAAATCGATTCTTCAAGTGTGTCCCAGTCGCCTTTACCCATCGAGATCGCAAGTGCAACTTTCCTGACTTTTGAAATGTCTTCCGCGAGACGGTCCGCCGACAAGATCTTCAATGCTTCCGTGCCGCGTTGCGTTTGTGCTGCCGTCCAACCAATGAAGTTTAGACGCGAACTCATCTGTCGGAACTCGCGGTAAATTTCAGCGAATTCAAAACGGCGATCTTTGTTTTTCGTTTCGGGCGTGATCTCGTCGTCGTAATCGATGATGACCGCGTCAACGATGAACCCGTTTTCACGTTCTTCGTTGACGAGTTCTTCAACGCGCCCTAGTGTGACGCCGCCTTGTGTTCCATCATAAATGTGAAGTTGTGCTGCTGTCATGGCACGGAAACGGCGGAATCGCTTATCAAGCGTTTGCGGGTACTCCGTCAACGCCTTGATCGGCACGTGACTAACGATCGAATCAAGGCGGTCTTCCACAACCGCTTTCGGAGTTTCAAGCGTGATCAGCAGAACGTTTAGACCTTGGATTACGTATGCGATTGCGAGCCATTGAAGACCTAACGACTTGCCGCGTTTGTACGGTGCAATCAAGACGCCTATTTCCCCGTACGTCAAGCCACGCACCAAAGCATCAAGCGGGTCAATCAAAGTCCAAGGTCTGCGGACACGTGCTTCTGTTAAACGACGGCGCGCATTACGTTCAGGCAGTGTGCCTAGAAAGTCAGTCAACACCGGGCGATTGTTTGACACGATATTCAGCTTCCGCGAAATCGCAGACCACTTTTCATCTGTCAGTTGTCCTGCCTGTTGTAACTCCATCATTTCACGGAGTGCCGCGCCCATTAAACGGGCTTTCTTGAAACGTACGACTTTTTCAGTCACAGCAGTCGGCGCGGTCACGACGTTCTGTTTGACAAGTGTGCAGTACTCTTTTAAGCCTTGTAATTTAAGATCATTGAATCCCATTTGTTCGGCGTAGTCGAGAACGCTTGATTGCAGCAAACCTCCGATCGGCGTGTGGAATTTCCGCCAGTGTTCAAGGACGACTTCAGCAATAGTCCAACGTGCATTACCGTGACGCATACCGCGTTGTGGCTTGAAATCATCGGGTGATAGGAACGTCGCGCAATCTTTCAATGTGCGCGCATCCTTGACGAGAAGGGACACTAGAGCATCTTGATAGTCTTCGTCGTCGAAGAAAGTTTTCGGATCGTTCATGTGTGGAGTCTTTGAACTTTACAGTTTTACGGCAACTAGCGATTGTAATTCTAAGCACTGACTTTGTTACGACCACCTGCCCGCACGTTTTGGCCTTCGTTGCCGTGCATTGTCTTTCTGACGTTGCAGCATGATTGCTGTGTATTGATCAAGTGCACCTTCGATATCTGATCCATCACCGAAATCGACCCCACGCACTGGTTGATAGCTGACAGTTGATCGTGCGGCTTTCATCTGTTCGTTGTTCGGATAGATCTTTGCGAGTTCCGCGATCAGCATTGCATGGCAGGTGCGGCTTGTGATCGTTTTGACCGGAAGACCTAATGCAAGCGAAAACTTTTGCTTCGACTGCATGCGTCGGCGTCGGTAGTAGCGAAGAATGATCGTCATCAAAAGATCAAGCGATATCTTGTGCTTCGCACACCAGACTTTCCAATTCCAGAACTGCATCAGGTGTGTCGGTCCTGACGGAACAAAAATTTCATTCCACTCTAGCTCTGGAAGTTCTTGTTCAAACCGTAAAAAGTTTTCGACGCGCGGTAAGGTGGCAACGATTTTTTCGTGCCACTTTTTTGACTCCGTGTCGAGGTAAAAAAGTGCTTCGCTCATACGACCTCCGATCGGACGCTGTGTTGGGTTTTGAAAAGGGTTTTCGACGGCGGGAGATTTTGCCCGCCGTCACTTTTTCATGGTTTTAAGAAAAAGAAACCTGATGGTTTAATCAACGCTCATATAAATACATGGTTTAGAGGACGACACTTGTCGTTTATCTTTCCTTTCGAATCAGTAGTTTAGAAGCAGACTTTTTTGTCTTGATACCAAAATCGGCCCTATTAGACGCTTGTCTAACTATCGAAATGTACCAAAATCGGCCCTATTTAAAACATTATAGACCGTGTTGGAAGACCAAAATCGGCCCTATTTAAAATGTTATAATCCAACATTCAACATATTCCAACCTGTGCCTTTCATGCATCAAAAATCGGTGCTTTTACCAGATAAAAATTGGATCGTCCGACGCCTTTTCGATGCACCACACGATGCTCGTTTTTTCGGACCTCAATGAAGAAATTTTTTTCAAGTTCTTCAACTGCTTCCCGCAGTTTTCCGCGAGCCATTCCGCATAGGGTCCCAAGCTTTCTGTACGTGCCGTACCAGTGATCTTTCGGACCCGCTAAAGCGATCAGTCGCGAGAACACAATTTTTGCGCCCGGTGTCAAAGTCGTAGTCCGCAAAACCTCGATTTTTATTGGTGAGTACTCAAACGGTGCAGGAATTGCCGCCTTCGATGGATCAATCTTGTCGGATACGTGAATCTGATCCCACCGTTCAAACAGCCACCCGTCCGTGAAAAACTCACGTATACATTTGCTAACGAACCTAACAGGCATTAAGGTTGCATCCGCAATCCGGACGGGCACAAGCACCCGATAGTGATTGGTGAACGTCAGTTCGCGGTGGCATGCTGCGAACACCAGCTTCTTGCGCGCCGATATGCGCGCCGACGCAACTGCATGTGGCAAGCGTGCGTGATCACCGATGCTATGCGCAAAAACACAAACCTGATAGGTGTGACAGGAATCAAAGAATCGAAGTTGGTGCGACTGGTAATGAAGCTTTGACGGAGGAACTATGGTGCCGTTAATGTCGTAGACGTCAGCGGGCTTGCGTCGTGATTGCGGCGGTTTCGGCATTCTGCATGCATTTGACGGAACGCAGGCAAAAGCATGCAGTCTTTCGCCCGCGTTCACGGTTACTACAGTTGATCGATTATACCGATTTGACCCGTATCTGTAAAATTACGTATGGAAATAAAAGTTGAAGGTGATCGCGTGTGGGTCTCGGAAGGGTTGAATCTGAACAACGGGCGGTATGAAGGCTTCAAGATGGATATCGGAATGTCGACGTCCGTCAAAGAAGGTGAGACGCCTGAACTTGCAATCGCACGCGCCACCAAGATCGTATTTACGGCACTCGACAAGAAAGCCCGTGCCTATCGGAATGGTCGCTTCGACCACGTCACCATCAACCGTGCCCGCGATTATGAGGAATTGTAGTGGACACGTCTAAATACTGGCAACATAACGAACCGCTCAAGTGCCCGAAAGATCATCCGATGATCTGGATAGGTTCGGCGTTTTGGATATGTGAAAAATGCCATGAAGTATTCGTGCAGATAGTTCCTAACCAGGAAAAACGATGCAGTGCATGACGTTTGATTCATGGTTTGAGAAGCTGGTTCTTCTCGAATGGCGGCTTGCACAACATGACTACTTCCGCGCATGTGGTGATGTGGTCTGCATGATCTGCGGACGCATCTATTACGACCACCCACAGCTTTACGACTACACGGAAACGCCGCCCGAGTTTACCGGGCTTTGGTTGCTCTGCAACGGCGACTTGGTGCATCTATAATGGATTTCTTAAGCAACGATTTCACAATGCCGATGTGCGCGGTCTGCAAACGCCCGGTCGAGAAGATCACGTCGGAATACCTGTTTATGTCGGGCAAAACTGTCTACACGCTGTACTGCCACGGAGCAACCGAACGTGTTGAAATTCCGGATCGCGTACTTCTTGACATGATCGGAATTTCTTTCAGTGGTGAAGCTTTTTCGCAAAAAATGTTGGACAAACCTGAATCGGTATAATATTATAGATTCATGAGCAAAACGAAAACATTCAAAAACAAAGCTTGGGACGGAAAGCGCAATTACGAATGCACGAACGTTGTCGCATGCATCGCGGAACATGCGCCTGATGCATCGTGGATCGAGTGCGACGATCGGATTCTTAACGGACTTACACAGCTTTGGATTATCCGTGACGTCCGCTACTTCGGGTACCTGTAATGCAGTTAACGCACTGCCCACCACGACCACCAAATAAAAGGGGTCCGAAACCACGGACCCTTGAACAGGTCATCAAAGACTTTTGGAAGCGTGTTAAAAAGACAAAAACATGCTGGTTATGGACTGGCGGAAAAGATGCCGCCGGATACGGCATTTTAAACGCGTCGGCACTCGGTAAACTCCCGATAACAGCACACGTTCTTTCTTTCGCGATTCATAAAAAGAAACCTGTGCCAAAAGGACTTTTTGTTTGCCACACGTGCGACGTAAATGCATGCGTTCGCCCAGCACATCTGTTCCTCGGCACGCATCTTGACAACATGCGCGATCGTGATCAAAAAGGGCGTGTTGCGTCCGGTACCGCAAATGGGCAAGCCAAGCTTTCAGCAAGACAGGTTCGTGCAGTTCGAAAAGAATACGCAAAAGGCATCGAATCACAGGCGTCTATTGGAAAACGATTCGGAATAACAAATAGCAGCGTTTGCAACATCGTAAACCGCAAGTCATATCGCGAGGTCATCTGATGCCGAAGATCAAGTACAAAGACATCAAGTTTTCACCGTTAAAGCTTCGGTTAATTGAAGTGATGAACGGAATCATCGGAGAGTACCAACGATCCGGATTCAGCCTGACTTTACGCCAGTTGTATTATCAAGGCGTTGCTCGCGACCTGTTCCCGCAAGAATGGGCGGACAAGAACGGCATTGTCAACCGCCCGGAAAATTACGACAAACTTGGTGATCTTCTTTCTGATGCGCGGCTTGCGGGTCTCGTCGACTGGTACGCAATTATCGATCGCGGGCGCGCTTCTCGTGCCACACAGCATTACGAAAAACCGTCCGACGTCATCAAGGTTGCTGCAAACTCCTACCGCATCGACAAGTGGAAGGATCAGCCACAGTACGTTGAAGTTTGGGTCGAAAAGGAAGCGCTTGAAGACGTACTCGGTCAAGCTTGCGGACCGCTTGACGTCCGGTATTTCGCCTGCAAAGGCTACACGTCGCAGACGGCAATGTGGGAAGCGTCGCAACGGCTATTGCGGCAACAGCAGCACGGCAAGAAGGTTCACATCATTCATTTAGGTGATCACGATCCATCAGGAATGGATATGTCGCGCGACATTTTCGAACGCCTGTCTTTGTTCGTGGGCGATCGGGTGCACGTGCAACGTATTGCCTTGAACATGCCACAGGTCGAACGCTACAATCCGCCGCCGAACCCGGCAAAGACCACCGACAGCAGATTTGCGGAGTACCAACAAAAATACGGTGATGAATCGTGGGAACTTGACGCACTTGACCCGCGCACGCTTGTCGACCTCATCACGCGGGCAGTCAAGCAATTCCGTGATGAGACGATTTGGAATGAAGCAACGAAGCTTGAACATCGCGGGCGCAAAACACTCGACACCGTCGCAAAGAAGTTGCCGTCCGTCATTCAGTTTCTACGTGATTTGAAGAAGAAAGAGAACCCGAACAACCAGGAACCCGATGCGGAACTGTCCTAGGGCAGTTTCCGCCTCAAGAAACCGGGTTCTGTATAGTCTTTTATGCGTTGCCTGACTTGTGATAACTACGTTGCCGTTGACGTCGAATTCTGTTCACGGTCCTGCATCCTGCGGTACCGGGCGCAATTCCGGAAACCAAAGTACGATCGCTCCGAAATCATCCGTCAGTACCTTGCCGGAATTCCATTAAAGGAACTGGCGCATTCGGCGAACTGTTCAGTATCGACTGTGATGGCGGTTGTCAAAACTGCGCGTCTACCGAAACGCACAGGTCGACAATTTGGCACCTGTCTTGACTGTGGTGAAGTCTTTGAACGGCGTTGGAGTGAAAAACGAAAATATTACGAAGGTGGCGCGCGATGCATCAAACATCAACGCGCCTTTGACCGGAAACGAAAACAGCGATGGATTACTTCGATTGCTGCGACGCAGGTATCTGTTCGACCGCGCCCGGATTTTGGGTCAACTGGTGATACATCACCTCGCCTTGAGTCCACAATGCGTTGAAGTCGGCGATTCCTTTTCGTTCGGCAGTTTCGAGTTCCGCGATCTTTGCAGACTCAGCGGTGTACGTTGCTGTCGTCGAGCTAAACGCCGCCAAAGCTTCGGCACTGTAGTCGTTGAAGTTGATGACCTGTGCGCGTGCTTTGTTGTAGGCGTCCTTCGCGGCTTGAACAACTGCCTGTTGTTTTTCAAATGCGTCAACGTTGGCGTCGCTTGCGACGCGAACATCTTCCATTGCTGCGATTAGTGCCAGTAACGGCGCAAACTGTGCTTTTCGATCGAACGGCATAAATTCTCCTGAACGATGCTAACACCGTTAATGTTATCGATTGATAACAGGGATCAACCGGGCAAAAAAGTTGGATTTTTCAGTAGACAACCGCATTCCGGTATAATATTATAGGTTCATGAACAACACAGTAACTTTCGAACAAAAGAAGCAAAACGCACTACGCAACGCCGCGATTGCTGCTGCCGCTCGCGATGAAGCGATTCGCAAACTTCGCGCGATACCTGCACGTACAGACACGATGTACGTGCCTCAACTGCTATTTTTACGGCATTGTTCGAAATGCTCAGGTTTTTACACGTGCAAAAGTGGTGCCTGCAAGAACAAAAAATAATCCAAGATTTTATTGGACAACCGCGTACGGGTATAATATTATAGTTTCAGGAGAGCGAAACAATGATCACAAAGTTTGACGGCAAATGCAGCGTATGCGGTACCAAGATTCAGAAGGGCACCGATGTTGACTGGAACCACGCAACCCGCACCATCAAGCACAAGGGTTGTGCTTCGGACGGTGAAGCGGTCGGTCCGGTGTTCGAACCGATTCGCCTGATGGACGGTTCCCACGAACAAGAAGCCATTTGGGAATACGCTGAAGAAGGGCGCGGTCACATCGTGGTTAACGCGGGTCCGGGAACTGGCAAGACATGGACAGGCGTTCAATACTGCCTGCGTGCTGTTGATCAAGACATTGTGTTTGCCTGCTTCAACCGCCACAACAAAGTAGAGATCGCGGGCAAGGCCACAGCAAGCAAACTGCGCAACGTCCGCGTTGCCACCTATCACGGTCTCGGGTACGCGATGCTTCATGACGAGTTCAAAGGACTTGCGAATTCGCCCGACGACAACAAAACAACCGCCATCCTTGAAGCGCTGGTTCCGATGCCCGATTCACAAGCGCGTGGTGACTGGCGTCGCATGTTGAACATCACCAAGAAGCTGGTTTCGTTCGCGAAGAATTACTTGATGGATTTCACGGCTGATGACTTTCGCGCCAAAATGATCGAGGTTGCGGACCGTCACGGCGTCATTGCTCCGTCACCTGTGATTTTCGAAAACGCGCTTTCCCTGATACGTCCTGCCCTTGAAGAATCGATCAAACGCGCCCACGTCATCTATGACAACGATGACATGATTTGGTTGCCAATCCAACTCAATCTAAAACCGCGCAACACACCTAGCCGTTTTATCAGCGATGAATCGCAGGACTTGAACGCCTGTCAACATGCCTTGATTGCAAAGTTCTTGCCCCACGGACGCGCAATTGTGATCGGTGATGTCCATCAGGCTATCTACCAGTTTCGCGGTGCAATGGCTAATTCAATGGCCACGTTGACGGCAACGCTTGCAGCGACGAAGCGCGGGGTCAAAACCTTCCCGCTGACGATTACGCGCCGTTGCCCGAAACTGCACGTCGCGCTTGCAACGAACGTTTACCCGGACTTGGTAGCGGTCGAGGATGCGCCGAACGGCGTGATCATTGAGACGAGTGAACCCGCCGCCATCAAAATGATGAAAGCGGGTGATCTGGTTATCTCGCGCACCAATCAACCCTTGATCAAATGCGCGTATGCGTTGATCAAGCGCGGTATCCGTCCGGATGTGAAAGGTCGTGACATCGGCGCGGGCTTAACGTCGTTGATCAAGGTTCTCGACGAAGCCATTAACAACTATCGCGGTCAAGGTGAACTCGGGCGTCTTGAATTTGCACTGAACGAATGGGTCAAGCTTGAAGTTTCGAAGCTTGCCGAACTTGGTGACGCCGCTGAAGGACGTATCGCTTCGATCCGTGACAAAGCGGATTGCCTGCGTGAGTTCATTGCCAACAACGACACCATTAACGCGATGGTTGCCAAAATCGAAACGATGTTTTCGAAAGAAGATGCAGGCGTCGACAAGAATGCGGTCACGCTTGGAACTGTTCACCGTACCAAAGGGCTTGAATCCGAAACGGTGTTCGTGTTAGCGCCCGAACTGATCCCACATCCCGCCGCTAAGGTTGATTGGGAAATTGAAGGCGAACACAACATCGCGTGGATTGCTGCCACCCGCGCCAAGTACACCAAAGACGCACCCGGAACGCTGGTGTTCTGCGGCAAGATCCCCACCATCTACACGGGCGGAACCATTCCGCCCTACGACGGCGACGATGAAACCGGGTTCGAACAGAACCCCTTTGAACCTGAACACGAGTTTGAACCTGAATACGAAACCGAATAAGGAGATTACATGGAATCCTATCTGATCAATACGGCAGTGCAGGCACTTCGTGAACGTGAAGTGCTTGCAAAACTGAAAGCAGTACACCAAACCGAACAGATCACAATCGCGGATCTGAAGACCGTTTCACTCGCTGAACAGGTCGAGCTTGCGGAACTTGAAGGACAGGCAGTCTATGAACCCGATCAACCCTGTGAAGTTGACCCGGACGCCGCCTTAAAGATTTGGGTGTTTCAGCAAATCGGAATGACACTGCCCGAAGCTGTACAGTCGATACAGCACCCGGACACCGACCACACCCGCTATAACAAATGGATGCAGTCAATCAACTAGAATGTAGAAAGCGCGTTCTGTACCGCGCCGTTAGTCACCCGTCGATGGATTCGCTCTCCGGTCGACGATGAACATGATGACGGCACGGTACTGAACGCGCTTCCTACCGGACAAAACCAAATGCCAGAAAAAGAACGCATTCATTACCTGCACAACCTCGGTGAACCCGGTACGCCGAAACAGTTCACAAGTTGGAATTCACTTCTTCGTGAAGTTGTCGACACCAAAGTGACCGGATACGCAGTCGACAGCAACGGTGACGTCGTGAACTTCCGAAAGGGAAAAAGACCCGGTGTCAACAAGGGCACATGGGTCAAAGCAACACAGGGGATTTGCGAATGAACGATTGGAAAATCTTTGCAAGTCGGCGCGGGCACGTTGCACTGTTGATCGCGACATTATTGTTATGGGTTGCAATCTGCTGTGTCGTTCACGCGTATAAAACGAGTCCGTAAAAATGGCACCGACCAAAAAAGCAAGAACGTGTTTGAAGATCGAACTATCAAATCGTTGGGCACGCTTCTACGTCGACCCGGAAGTACAGCTTGACCTGAAACCGTTGTATTCGTATTTGGTCAAGAATGCCGATCGAATCGACTCCGTTCGCAATGAGGAATGGGACGGACGCGACACACTGTTCAATCGTAGTCGCGTGCCGTCCGGGTTGTTTATCGAAAAGCTTGCCGAACTGCAAAAGCATTATGAACTCGAAATCACCGATGTACGTGAAACTCCAAAGTTCGTAACAGGCAAGATCGAGGTCCGTGATTATCAGAAAGCCGCCGTTGACGCGATGGTTGAGAACTCCTCTGTCGGTGGCATCATCGTTGCCGCCACCGGAACAGGCAAAACGCGTACCGCCGCTGCATACTTTTCACGGCTTGACGGGTGTGCGATCTTCGTTGTCGATGAACTTGGATTACTACTGCAAACTCGTGACGCACTTGCGGAACTGCTTCACGAAACCGTCGGCATTGTGGGCAAAAGTGAAGTGATGATCGAACGTATCACGGTCGCAACCGTGCAAACGTTGAAGCTTCATCGGCATGACAAGGTATTTCAAAAATGGTTTAACCGCGTCGACGTCATTGTGATTGACGAATTGCACGTCATGATCAACAAACGAAGCGACGACGTCATCAGGTCCGCAAAGCCGCTTGCGGTCTTTGGCTTGACCGCTACTGTCGAGTTACAGCACGAGTACATCAAAGTGCCTGCGATCGCGCTATGTGGTCCTGTGATCTTTGTGTATCCGTTGCAGCAAGGTGTTGCAGACGGACACCTGAGTCGCGGGCTTGTTGTCGCGGTCACGTTTCCGGACCCGTTGCGCGGGCAAATGCCACATTCATACGACACCGTCATCAAGGGTAAGACTGTTCGAATTTCCGGAAGCCATCCGTCCGCATTCTATCGATTCCATATCGCGTTGAATCGCTATCGAAACGATGCGATCGCAACACTTGCAATCGAAGGCGTCAAGGCAGGACGCACCGTTGTCGTGCTTGTCGAACGTAAAGATCACGTGACCGTGCTGCGTCGGCGCTTCTTATCGGCAAACATTCCACATGGGGTTATTGCCGGGTTCGTTAAAGCGCAAGAACGCCGAAAGCACATGGCGGACCTTCAATCCGGAAAAATCAGTCTTGTACTGGCAAGTAGAGTGTTCGGTAAGGGCGCAGACGTGCCCCGTATTGACATGATCGTTGACGGGACAGGCTTACCCGGCAGGAACGCCACACATCAACGCTACGGGCGCGGTACGCGCAATGAGAAGGGAAAGCGCGGGCTTTTGTACTTCGATATTTCTGATGCAGGCACCGCGTTTGAAAAGACGGCACGGTCGCGCCGCGTTGCTTACCGTGAGCTTGGAACTGAAATCAAAACAGTCCTGTGGAAGAACAATCCGCGAAATATTGTACAATTTGCTGAACGTGAGATTTCGAACATCTTGCGTAAATCAAACTCCTCCTCCTGATAATGAACGGGGATCACAAGGTTCCCGTTCGTCTTACACAAATCACATGTGATTCAAAAAAAAAATGGCGGAACCGAAGTTCCGCCGAAGACCAAATTCATTTCGCTTATACGCAAAACCAGTTTACGCGGGCTTGACTGCGGGCGCAACTGCGGGCGCTTTGGCGGCATGGTTTGCCGCGATCTTCTTGACTAACGCGTCCCATGCGTTCCAGTTCGCAACTGTGGCGTCAATTGCGGCCTTCAGTTCATCGGGCGGTACATCGAACCCGAGTCCGAATTGAGATGTGAACTCTTCCGCGTGTTGAATTTCCGCCACGATGATCTGTGATGCGGTTTGGTGTTTGAGCACACCTGCCTTTTCGATGTCGACCGCGCCTTCAATCATGTTGACAACTTTGCTGCCGATCGCAGCAGCAGCACCTAACGCGGGATTGATCATGGTGGCGAACCCGGCAACGATCGGAATAGCACTTTCGATCTTCTGCGCAGTCGGTGAAGACAGCACGCCAACAACCTTCAACGCGCCCTTACCGATGTCTTTTAAAACGGTTGTAACCCAACTCATTTGGTTTTCTTAACCTCCGCTTTCGCTTTCGCCGCTGCGTCCTTTTTGCCGGAAATGTCCGAAGGATCGTTATCCGCATCGGCGGGTCCGGTCTGCACCATATCGGGCTTTTTGTTTGCTTCCATCGCCGCATTCATGAAGCCTTTTTCGACTTCGTTGATGAGATCGGCGATCGTGTTACGCGCGGGTCGACCGTGGTTAATCAGGTCAAGCATTGTGCCCGCGTTGACGTTGACGGTTGTAAGATCGTCATCGTCCTGAAAGATCAGCCACGGCACAGGTTCGGAGTCAACCCAACCAAATTGCATTCCGGCTTCGTTTTCGGCGTTTTCGAGTTTCGACCCGATCGCCGTGTACCCGGTGCCCGCTGCATTGAACGCTTCGGACAAGCGCGCCGCGCCGTAATTCGTTGCGCAGAACTTCGCCGCCCGAAATTCTTTGATGTTAATGGTTTTGTTCGGACCGAGAATTTCAACTTTCGAATTGAAGTATGCGGTCGGAAACGTTTCGCTTCCCACGTCGCCGAATTCGTTAATTCCAGCTTGACGGAGGTCGTTTACAAGATCCTGCAACTTTTGCGTATCCATCCTTTTTCTCCTTAATCGAATTCGGCGTTTTTCAGGCGCTTGACGCGTTTCGATTGCCGCGCGGGTCACTTTCATCGGGTAGCGTCCCGAAAACCCGTTTAAAGCCCCTTTCCGCCTCAAATAAAGGGCGTTTAAGCCCTGGTGGACGAGTCCACCATGTCTTTGACGGCGGAAAGGGGGATACCCCGGTTTTTAGGCGTCGGTCGCGGGCGTCGTGGTGTTTGCCGTAACTGCCGCCGCAAGGTCGGTTGCGCTGCCTTTCAGGTCCGCGATAATCGCAGCAATCTTTGTCGGATCACCCTGTGCGGCCTTCAGTTGCGCCGCGATACCGTTGATCAAGGTAATCGCGGACGCGTTGACGGTTTTGACTTCCTGTACTTCCAATACCAAATCGTCTAACGTAGCTGCCATTTCAGTTTCCTCACTTTTTAATTTGGTTATCGCGAGTTCGATTCTGTCGAGTTGTTCGCGGTTGCCTAGTTGGAGCGCAAACCGATCAAGGACCGTCGACAGCTTGTCGCCGATACGATCGATTGTCGCGGGATCTATCGAAACGCGAAAGAAACACATAGTTTCGACTTCTTAGCTATAGTAACGCGCCGTCAATGAACAGATGAGTTGACGGTTAATCACCGAAACAAATACAAAGCGCGCCGCCACCGTCAGCCGATGAACTTCGTGCAGTCCACGTTACGCCATCGGGTGATGTCCAAATCTGTTCGGATGCACCACCAAAGAACGTTGTAAGAACAAACAGACCGTTTCCGAACGTCACACCAAACGATGAATCTGTCGATTCAGATACATCGCTCCACGTGGCACCATCGGGTGAAGTAACGGCAAGAACACCAGACGGTGAACTGCATGCAAAAGCAAAAGTACCTGCACCATAAGCAACACCTTCAAACGCTCGGTTCGGACTTGGTGTTGTTTGCAATGTCCATGTCACACCATCGGGTGATGTCATCACGCCTTGCGTGCTTCCGCTGCTGTGTGCACCTGCGATGAAAAGCCCGTTTCCGAAACGAATGTTGCTCCACTGCTTTACCGCAGGTGCGGCGGTTACAGTCCACGTGATTCCATCCGTAGACGTCATGATTTGCCCGGTTCCGGCTGTGTGCACGATCGTCGCAACTGCCACAAACAGACCGTCATGGAAACAGACATCAGACCATTGGTTGTTGTTCGGACACGTGCGCGCCGTCCACGTAATGGCATCAGGTGACGTCATGATGTAGCCTGTTCCTTCGCTACCACCGACGCCGCCGCTATGCCACCCGACCACCACGTAAAGCCCACCACCGTACGCTATGCCGTGAGTTGCAGGAATGACAGATGTTGCTGACGACCACGTAATTCCATCACTCGAATAAATTATCGAACCATCGTTTCCACCACAGGCAACATACTTGCCACCACCGAAAATGATGTTGAAGTACAGGCTAGTTGTTTGCGGAACATCATGACTAGTCCATGTAATCCCGTCAGGCGAAGTCAACGCTACCCACGTGGTAAACCCTGAATCGATAAACAGTCCGACAAATTGGCCTGATGCAGGTGGTGTCGGCGTCGGTGGAATTCGCTTCGGTCCTGATGGAAAGTATTCGGTGATAAAAACGTCGCCTTCGTTCGGCTTCGTCTGCAACGTCAGGTTGTTGCCTGTGATCGTGTAATCGGGTCCTAAATCTGTATCGATTGCGTCGATGTGATAGCCGACAACACTGCGTCTGAACGGGCTTAACTTGACCGACGTGTATGTTGCAGGTGAAGCGCCATCACTGGCAAGCTTGATGATCGCGGCAACCTGATTGTCGGTGAATTGACTGCGGGTAGGAGTCCAAGTAAAGCCTAGAACCTTCGGATCAAAAAGACGCCAGTGCCCACCTGTCGAACCTGTTGCCGCCAAACTTGAATCGAGTGAAGCCGCACCCGACGCTACGGAAGTAATGTTTGCGGACGCATCCGACCACGCGCCACCCGCAAAGGTTTGGATAACCTTACCGACGTCATCGCTTACGAACGCATACGACGCACTCGTTACCTTATCGGCGTCGGATGCATCAACAGCAAGATCTGTGAATTCCTGTTCGGTCGCGGGTCCTAATTGTTCCTGTACCCACTGTTGCCCCGCTGTCGATTGTGGTGCGCCTGTTGTCGGCGTTCCTGCGGGCACAGAATCAAGCGTTTTAAGTTTCGGCGTTGCTACGGTCGAATCCGAATTAACAGTCGATTGTGAAGCACTAGGCGCAGTCAATGCGACTGTTTCCCAAAACGCAACGCGGGTACCGATTTGATTTACCTTGATGGCGTTCAGTGTGTAAAAAAAGTGGCCTAACGGTTCCGGAAGTTTTTCAACCGCAGGTTCAAGCCGCGCCGAAAGGGATTGCAACAACCAAAGTCCATCAAGGTCAACGGATGCGCCGCCGTTCGGATCGTTCAACGTAATGGTCATCAGTTGACCGGGTTCAAACAAAGGGCGCAACGTATCGCATTGGATTATGTCCGGAATCGTCTTGAACTTGTTCAGTAACGTCAATGCTTTGATGTAGGCGGCACGTGCGTCGACATTGTTCGTGTCGTTCATCAATTGCGCGTGCAAGCCCGGACCGTGTTCGACTGCCGCACGTGCTGCAACTTCTACGCTGTCACGTACGGTGATGCAGTCTGCACCTGATCGGTAGTACGCAACGCAAAGCGATACGCCGCCTTGAATCGGTGCGTTCAAAAACAGGACATTTTCACCCACAACGTATTGGACGTCTGATCCTAATGAACCTTGACCGACAACCGACGACGTCAGCGAACCCGTAAAGTCACCATCAACGCCACCTGTCAAGTTTGCGGTTGCCCAAACAAAGGCACCTGTTGAACAAGCAACCGTTACGACGTCGCCACCCGTGCCCGGTTTTTTGCACCGTACCGTCAGATCTGTTCCGCCTGTTCCTGGAAAATCCGCAACACAGAATTCGTTTTGCCATGTTGGTAACGAAAACGTGACGCCTGCTTTAATCGGCGTCGCCATGATCGCGTCCCAAAGGTTGCGGATTGCGCCTGCTTCGCCGTCATCAATGAGAACTTGCCGTTGTTCCGTATTATCGAGCGTTGCAACAAACGTGTATGGAATTGCTGTAAACCCGGATCGTGAAATCGTGACCGTGTCGCCTACAACAAAATGTCCGGGCGAACCGCCTAAGCTTCCGACGCATGACGACCGCACACTGTTCGTTAAGATGATCGAAACGATATGATCAATCCTGTTGAATGTTGGGATTTCTAGCGTTGTTTCGTCGCCGTCAAATACTTCGATCGTGGGACCGAACGCCGTGAAGTTGATTCGAATCGTCTGTTGATTCCGATAGTCTGATTGATCTTCCGTGAACGTTGCCGAATCGTATTGGAATGTCGTTAACGTATGCGGTGCTGGTGTGGTCGACGCCGCTGTCAAATAGATTGTCTGATCAGCATTCCGAATACCCCAAATCTTTTCAGCTTTGGTTTGCAAATCGTCGAATACGTCGCGGATTTTTTCAAGATGCGTGTAGTCAACATCAATCGTCGGACCGTCTTCAATAACGCCTAACGTGATCGGACAGTCAGAGCAAAATTTATTGAAGATGTCGGTAAAAATTGCCCCAACAGTCATGCCTGTGTACGACTGTGGCGGGTCAACAATCAGCATGTCGAAATAGGAATCAAGCGTTCCACAACTGACGGTCGTTAGAAAGTAGCCTTGATTTCCATTCCACTTGCGATCACACTTTAAGATCTTGCCCGCCCAAACAACGACGTCAACGGCGTCAACGATTTCATGAATGAACACAGGTGCACCGATAGTCGGTCGGTACGTGTCACCTTTATTCGTGCGCAACGGTATCGTAGCGACGCCGCGCAACCCTTGCGAAAGATCCCAAGTAAATGAACCAGAAGTTTCGGCAAGGCGTCCGGTTTGGTCAACGAGTCCTGCGCCTTCATCAATAAAGATTTTGATCATCAGTTGCTACCAGGAGATAGTTTAGGCGTTCTAAGCTTCGCATCGGCGATGACGGCGTCCATAAGCTGTGTAGGGTTCTGAACATTATGCAAGTGAATGCCGCCTTCGACGTACAGGTGATTTCCGCCTTCAAGCTGTTGACGTGGCGGATTGACAGACGCGGCAAGTGACGCGGTACCCGACAAACGCATTGCTTGCGTAGGATCATCACCGACCAATCTTGCAAGTACGTCTTCCGGTAATGCGATCGATCCCTTTGCCGGAATAATCCATTCATCTTTATGAATCTTTGCAATCATGTCACGGTCGATATGACCACCGACATCGAAACTCGGAAGTGCAAAACCCTTTCCGAGTCGTTCAAGTGTCACGACGATGTTGTTTGCTCCGACGTCGATATGTTGCGGAATTTCAAAAATCGCATTCGTCATGATGTTGTGCGACCACGCGATTCGATCCGTGACCCGTTGTCCTGCGTCGTTTGTGGCGTCAACTTCGGTTTTCATCCATCCTGAAATGGTGTTTAACCAGTTGAACAGACGTTCCGGATCGAGCGGCGGAAATTGTGGCTGTTGCGCTGCTTCCGTCGGCGCGGTGGCAACTGTTCCGGACGTCGATGACGTTGTGGGCAATGCGGTACCTGTTCCTGTTTTAGGTGTTTCCGCATTGATCTTGTTTTGCAGCGCTGCAATCTGTCCTTGGATATCATGAACCAGTGCGTACGCAGTTTGGGTTTTAGCGTCAGCGCTTGAAACCTGTGTGTTCAACTGTTGTTGAAGCGCCGTCAAATGCTGCTGTTCTGCTGCGATTGTAGCCGCCGACACCGTCTTGTCGTTCGCGTCCTTCGTAAGCTGTAATTGCGCGGCTTTGAAGTCGCTAAGACCCTGTTCACGAATCTGATTTTCAGCAGTTTGTGCGGCGGTAAGCGCCTGTTGTGCAAGCGTCAACTGCGCTTGCAAATCTGCCATTTGCTTTTGGCTAACCGCTAACGCTTGCGCGGCATTCGCATTTGAACTTGTTGTTTCTGGTTTGTCGCCTGTTGCCTTTACTGCCGCTATTGCCGCCGCTGTCGCTGCTGATACAAAACCTTCATATCCCGGAACGGTTCCGGGTTTTGAAGATGAAATCGAAGTTGAACCGGGTGTTGACGAGTATTCATCTGTTGGGGCTTTTGTCGACGGTCCGCCCGGATATCCGGCAACACTGCTAGGAATCGTTCCGGATGTTGATGTCTTGCCGGGTGTTGATCCGTACGTGGTGCCTGTTGCCGCCGCTGCTGCCCGTGCTGCTGCTTCTTGTGCGATGACTGCACCAACCGCGTCGTAGTGGTCCTGCAAGGCTTCCCAGACGCCTTTACCGGATGCTGCCGCCGCCGCTACCGGATCAAAGCTTGCGCCGCCGCCT